CGAACGCGGCCCTGAACATCGCCTCGGGCGAGTACCAGGCTAAGCCCGGGATTGTGTTTCCGGGCATCTTCGACGGCTATGGCTCCCACATCACGACCCCCCACGGCCTCCTCTGGTACCCGTTCGCGTGGGACACGGGATTTGACGGGCTGAGCCGGGATGGCATCGACGTCGAGTGGCTTCTCGTCATTCCCGTGAGCGACGACGAAGTATCGTTCATCGCCGCGAATGGACCCGGGTTCAAGGGCGCTGGCGTCGAGCAGTTGATTGACACATTCGAGCGCGATTCCGTGGACATCTACGACACTGGGCGGTCTAGCGCCGTCTGACAGCCGAGCTAGGCCGAGCGCGCCGAGACGGGGCCGCAGGTGGAGGAAGCCCGAGCTCAAAGGGTGGCTTGTCCGGCGCTTCGCCGCCTGAGCGGCCGCCCAAATTCCGCCCAGCAAACTGCGACCCCGCCACACTGACCGCAAAACGCGCTTCGGCCACTACTACGCACGGATTCGTCGCATTAGCGGCGACGAACTCAGAAACGGCGCGGTCTGCGTACACGCAATTTGCGACTCCAGGAGCACGTGAAGACCGGCCCGACCGGTCGGCGCCGGGTGAAGGTTTTGGAGGCCTTCAACCGCGAGCACCTCGCACCCGTGCTGAACGGCAAGTCCGGTGACGACTGGTTGTTCGAAGCGCGGCGCGTGAGCGGGAGGAAGGGCACGGCCGCGGCGGGCGCGCTCCTCCCTCCGCAGATGGTGTCGGCGAGCAACCTCAGAACGCACCCCCTGGGACTTGAACCCAGAACCCACTGTTGACTCAGGGCCGTTCTCGACCGTTACACGGCGTGACGGTGCGCGTGGGGAAACCTGTGCAAAGTCCCGGTCAAAAGCCTTTTCCGAAAGAGTCCGCATATCGGCTGGTAACGCTCGACATCAGACGCATCCTGACTCAATCCTGACTCGAATCGGCTTCGCGGTTCTTCTCCGTTCGTTCACGTTCGCGCTCCGCGCGGGCGTGGGCAAGGTCGTCTGCTAAACGATCGAACGCGCGGGCGGTCTCAGAATCCGGGTCCTCTCCCCGAGCACCTACGCTGGCCAAGTCGTAGGCGAGGGTGAGCACCTGGTTGACGTACAGCTCGTAGGACGCCAACCACTGACGGTCGAACACGTAACCGTCGTCCACGCACTCCAGCACGAGCAGAATCTGTTGACGGAGGTCAGGCACCGGAAGTCGATCTGCCCACCGCCTCAGCGTCAGCTCGTCCCTTTCAAACCAGGCGTCGAGAAACTGCTCGCGGAAGTCGTACCTGATGGATCGGGGGTCATCGCGGCGCACCGTTTCGATCAGCGCGCGGATGTCGTCAGCCAGATTGGACGCGATCGCCCTCGCCTCGGCCTTGGTCGCGCGATTGGCGATCTCCACCTCTCGCCGATCCGCTCGTGCCGCGATGGATCGCGCGTTGACCCACCCAAATACGCCCGACAGGGTCGACCCAGCGAGGGCTGCCGAAGCCGCGATGACAGCAGCAGCTACATCAGTCATGAGAGCAGGTTAGTGCGTAACGGGAATTCCAGAACCGCACTATTCGGCTAGCGCGAACGTGCGTTATGCTCATATCAGCACCCCATCCGCGCTGGCTTCGTCTCCAAGTTGGATGGGGTGCTTCTTCGTTTCCTAAAACAAGCGGTTAGTGCGTGACGTGCATTTATTGACGAACCCCACAACATGTATTGCAGGGCTTCGCTTATTCGTACTCCGCGCTATGCAGAGCGTCGCGGAACATGTAACGTCACTACAGACGAAAGCCAGCGAGAGTGTCGCCATGGCCGAGAGTCCAGCCAGGAACCGGGTTTGATCAGACCGGGCGCGACCGGGGTAATCCGCAGACCGGAGTGGAGCACAGCTCCTCCGGTCGCTCCTTGTGACTCTCGACCCAAACCGAGTCGCAGCTCATCGCCCCTCTCGGGGTCGCACATGCATTGGCCAAGACGGGCGGCCAGCTCCAGCAATTTGCTGGGGAAGCGCTGGCCAACCTCATACGTGACGCGACGGGACGATCGCCCGAGACCCGCAGTGGGCGACTGCGACACAAGGTAGCCATCCCGATGAGTGCAGCTCAGTCCCCGGTCAAGGAACGTCCGGGCGGAGACGAACCAGCGCGTGAGCGCACTCAATACCCCGACCGTTGAGCATCGCATGTGCTCGCGAATTGTGGCTCCATACGTGATCCATTCGCCCCTCCCGTGTGCATACTTCTGCGCATAGGGGGGGCGATCACCACCGTGATCCCCCTTCGGGGAAAAGCTATATCGCGAAACAAAGGATCACTATGCCCTCTAAGGGTTAGTGCGTAACGTCCGGCAATTCCAATCACTCGGAAGAGGAGAGTCCCCGTGGCCTACATCCGCAGCACAACATCAGAGCAATGGCGCCGAGAGCGCAAAGCCGCCGGAGGTAGAAAGAGTCGACCCCCTCGCACTTGGAACGATGACGACCTCGACGCTCTCGCGCAGCTCGCGGGCCTCACCGTGGATCAGCAGGCGGCGACCATGAACCGTTCCGCCTCGACGATCGACCGCATGCGCAGAGCACTCCGCGCCCGCACCACTGAGCAGAGCTGAGACCCTCGACACGCCCGGGAAACTCGGTTCCGGGCCTGGACCGATTCCAAATTCGGAATCGTGCCGACATCATAGGTATGGGAACGACAACCGCGATCGAGACGGCCCGCCGCGGGCGCACCTGCGACGTGTGCAATTCCAGCCCTGAGGTGCGCGCACGGCTGGAGTCGCAGCTTGCAGAGGGCATGAGTTTTTCGCGCATTTCGCGCGCTCACGGCGCCCCCAGCCGTGACAGCCTTCGCCGACACGTTACGTCCGGGCACCTGGCCCCTGACATCGCTCACGCCGTCGCACGTGCTCACGGACTGGATGCTGTTGCCGTTGCTGGTCGCATCGCAGAGGCCGCACAGCGTGCCCGAGAGGCGGGTCTGGTGGCGCTGGAGAACGGCGATGCCCGCCTCGCGCTCCGGTCCATCGATACCGAGGTGCGCACCTTGGCCGCGCTCGCCGCCGCCGGGATCGAGCGCGAGGCCGACGCAGTCCTCGCCGCCGACGTGATGACCCTCGCCCGCGCGCTGTACACCGTGGCCAAGACCGATTCCCACGTGACCGACGTGCTCACGGCCGAGCTGGACCGCCGAGGCCGTCGCGACCTTGCGGATGACGTGTTCTCGCAGTTTCAGGAAACGAAAGGTGTGACCTCATGACCGAGATGACCCAGACCCCAGCCCGAGAACGCCTGGAGCGCGCCCGCGCCGAGGCCGCCGACCTGGCAGCCCGGAAAGCCGCCGCGACAACCGAGGACCCCTCCGGCCCCCGCGTCGCGCAGCCCGGCGATGTCGTGCACTTCCTCCGCAGCGGCCTCTCGGTACCGCAGAGCCTGCCCGATGAACTCTGGGGCGGTCCCGGCAACCTCGCCATGACCCGCGGGGATGAGTTGGTAATCACCGAGCGCCACCGTGACGCCGCCCGCAACCGTTTAGGCGAACCGGGGTGGCTTGCCCTAGTGCACGATCGTGAGGAGCAGATCCGCCGCTTTGGCGCTGTCGTCGTCGCCCCGGGACCTCGCCCGGCCGGGATGGAGCCTTGGATCAGGGGCGATCGTGACTGGTCCGCTGCGAGAGAGCGAGCAATGGCCGCAGCCGGTGCCCTGGGAGACCCTCAGGAGCGCGCTGACGCAATCGCCGCAGTGAACGCGCGGTTCGGCCCGCCGCCTGCCTCCAACAGCTCGTCGACCCGCTACACCGGCGACGCTGGCGACGCGCCTCGGAGTCGATGATGGGCGCCGCGTACGCGAATGCGAACAGGGCGATTCACGCCTCAATCGTCGAGTTGGTCGCGTCCTTCCTTGCTCAGCGTGGCATCCCCGCCGTGCCACGGAAGTACCACGAGAAAGTCTCCGACACCCTCGCCGACCCCCCAGCGCTCGCCGGGGACGTACGCGGCGTACCCGATGTCTTCGTGAAGGTGAGCACCCGCCGCACCGCAGCACCGTGGGCGGCCCTCAGCGCCGCTCAAACGGGCGCACAGCTCACGGGCGCATCCGTGGGAGCCGCGGTCTCGTGGCGCAGCGACCGGCCGATTGAGGAAGCGTATGTGACGCTCTCGCTCGCCGACTTCGCCGTCCTCGTCGGCGGCGACCATCGCACACCATGACCCCCGCGGTCGCGCGACTAGGGCATGGTTGCGCGGCCTCGGGCACGCTGGGGGACCCGATGACAGATCCCAGCCCCCCGCCCCCAACTTTGAGGACATCGCGAAGTTGGGGGCGGGACCCCTCACCTCCTCGTGAACGGATACGCAATATGGGCAATCTCATGGACGACGCTCGCGAGCAGTTCGCTCGCATCCGCTTCGACGACGAGACGCAGCTCGTCGAGCCGACCGTCGGCAGCAGTAAGGCCGGATCGGTTGCTGTGCACCTTGACGGCGCAGAGCCATGGGCGCTCCCGTCGAAGGTTCGTATAGCCCCCGGCAAAGGTGTTCTGTACGTCCTCGGCACCGCGAACCGCGTGCACGTGCTCGTCGCTCGTCAGGGGCGAGTACGTGAGCTACTCGTCCCCCTCGACATCGCCGCCCGCATTCGTCGCGAGCGGTTTGGCCTCACCGACTGACCTCGACCCGACAGGACGCAGCCATGACTATTTCCCTCCCTCCGCAGATCACCGGCGCCCGACCTACCGGCGCGCCCGACAGCCTTCGCCTGGTGCCCCCTACCGCTGTCGCACCGGGCGTCTCCGGCTCGGGAACGTCTATCGCGCTCGGGGCGCACGTGGCGCGAATCTCGTCCAAGCTGGAGGCCGTCCAGGCCGAGATCGACGGCGCCGCCGTTCTGTTCCTGACCGATCGCGATGGCACCCGCGTGCACGTGCTGGTCGACACGTCGACCGGACCCGCCGAGGTCCTCGGCTGGAGCGCCGAACAGATCGACGAGATTCGAACGACCCACTTCGGCGGCCTGGGGGTCGGGACGGCAAAGGCCCCTGCCGCGGGCACCGCCGTGCAGCTAAGCGTCACGCGAGCGACAGGGGGCGCCGACCGCGAGGTCAGCCGTCTCGTCGAGCTGGCCGCGAGCCTGGATGACAACGGCTCGTCGGGCGATGCTGAGGTCGACCGTCTGACCAAGCTGGCCGAGAGCCTCAGCGAATGACACGTTCGCGACGTCCCCAATCTGCGGCAGACGCGTATGCCGCACTAAAGCGGGCAATGGTCGACGCCGACCCGGCATGCTTAGGCGATCCGCGGTTCACGGCCGAGGATGCACCGCTGGAGCCGCTGACCGGGATATGCGCAGGATGCCCCCTCTTCAGGGAGTGCGAGGCCGTCGCTCTCAGCTCGCAGACGGGGCCGATCTGGGGTGTCGTCGCTGGCCGTATCCGCCGTGGCAGCTCCCCGACCACCCTGTCGCGGGTCGACTAGTCAGCTCCCCGATGCCGATCGCGGATTGCGTTCCAAAGCCATGGCTTTGGGACACCGCCCGGCCGCCGCGCTGAGCAGCCGCGGACAGCGCTGATAAGCGTTCAAAAAGTTGTCTCTGCTACTTGTTCCAAATAGCTGTCACGGATACAGTCGTGAACATGGGTATCTCGAAGACGTTCGGCTACGTCCGCGTAAGCACCGTGTCGCAGAGCCTGGATCGGCAGACCGACGCGCTCACCGCGGCTGGCGTGGACCCCGCGGACATTTTCAGCGACAAGATCAGCGGCGCCCGACAGTCCCGCCCGGGCCTCGACAATCTCCTCTCGCGAGTCCGTGAGGGCGACACGATCACCGTCGTTAGCCTCGATCGACTTGGGCGCAGCGCCCTGCACCTCATGCAGACCGTGGCGATGTTGGAGGAGCGCGGCGTCGCCGTGCGCTCACTGAAAGACGGCGAGAACATGGGCGGCGCGACGGGGAAGCTCATGCGCGGTCTCATGGCTCTTGTTGCCGAGTGGGAGCGTGAGATGAACGCTGAGCGTGTAGCTGAGGCTCGCGCGGCCCGCGCGGCGCGTGTTGCCGATGGTGAGCAGGTCGCCGGTCGGCCTCGCAGTGCAAACACTGCGGAGAACGTCAAGAAGGTGCTCGCCTACCGAGAGAAGGGTCACAGCATGCGCGACATTGCTAAGCTCACCGGCTTGTCGTCCGGGTCTGTGCACCGCATTCTGAGCGCGAACCTGATCGGCGTTGCGCCCTACGATCTGGCCGTGCATGGCGATGAGCCGGAGCGCACCCCCTGAAACGTGGTCGGGGCACTCGTTCAGGGCGAGATAGTCGGCGTCCACGCCCGGCGTCGACGCGCACGCATGCACGCCGAGAGCTTGCACGCATGCAATACTTTGCGCGTAGTGTTATCCATATGGGTAACGCGAGTTGCCCTCTCTTCACGGGAGACCGTCGATTCCAGTTAGCCGCTGACACGACGGCCCCCCGCGCCGAGGAGCCAGCTAGTCGCCATTGACTAGCGAAAGAGAAAACCCCCGTCTTGCAGGTGTGTTAGGCCTCGGGGGTTTTTCTCTTGTCTGGAAAGCGTACCGCCCACATTCGACAAAAAACGGGCGTTGGCCCCTGCGCGGGGATAAATCCCGCCAGCGTCGAGCTGTCAGCACTGTCGGTCGGTGTCGCCCAGTGTTGCCCGATGTCTCCCAGAGTGTCCCGGTGTCTACTTTTCTGTACTTGCGGGCAAGAAAATCGAACGCCGACTGAGCGCATAACGATTAGGTAACGGACTTACAATTGTGTGATTCTCAACCGCCCAAGCCCGTGCGTAAGCAGCCTTCGATACTACCCGCTGCTGTCGTGGTCTCGGCTCAGCTGGGTAACCGAGCAACTGGCGACGCCAATAGCACGCCGGTTCCGCCTACTCAGTCGTAGTAGTAGCGCGTCATGACGGCATCGACAATGCTGAGGCACTCGATGTAGTGACTTTCTGCCCGCTCCACCATCGACAGTACGTCGGCGTACGCCGGGGGAGGATTCTCAATGATCTCCGCGATGACGGCATTATGCGGCTGAGTCGGATCAGCGCGCCACGCTCTCTCGGATGGGGCAAACAGTGCCCGAAGAGCCTCCGGTACGAGCGGCTCCGCGTCTTTGTCCGCCTGTCGCCACTCACCGGTCGTAGCGGTAGCTGGGTTGATGAGCCGTCTCACAATGGCGTCCCGCAGGAAGTAGTCAAACTTCGGCGCCGCGCCGTGTAAGTCGGTGGCCGCCTTGTAGAACTCGTGCAGGCTCCGCAGCTCCGAGTTGTTGAGCACTTCTGCCCAGCTCGCGAGCGGTACGTCCGCGATCAGGTCCCTCAGAGCATCTGTACGGCTCGCAAAATGCATCAGAGACGGACCGATGTGTCTCCGATCCCATGGTTCCAACAGCCTCGCGGCGACGCGTGGCCGCAAGGCTTCCCATCGCAACTCCACCTCTCGACGCTCGCGTTTTTCCGCCGCGCGGGCCTGCGACCACGCCAGGATGAGACCAACCACCAGACCGGTGAAGACACCCACGATGAGATCCGGGATAAACGAATCCCAGTTGATCCTGGGGGAGGGAACTTCCATCACGGGGGTGGGGAACATTTGGCGAGCATATCTAGCGGGCCAGCTAGCGCCGGTCGGGACCCCCGTGTACGCCCCGAGCACGTCGCTGTCGCCCCAGCTCCATCCAACTCTTCAGCCCGTCTACCTCGGCCTCTAGCGCGGCGCAGAGCGTCTCTGAGTAATCATCTCGGTAATAGCCGACGCACAGCCCACACACCTCGGCGAGCAGGGCTAGATCGTCACCGGCCATTCGACGCAGCTCCGCAATGACAGGCGCCGGATCGCTCGTGCGGAGGCTATTCGTCAGAACGGCGCTCATTGCTACGTCAAGCGCCGTGCGTGGAGTGAGACGGCGGGACGGCATGGGATGGAATGTACGGCCGACCTCCGACACCGCTACTTTGCGGTGCCCTTCCTGCGCTGGTAGTTCTCGGCCTGACGGGCCTTCCTGGCCGCGACTTGCTCCGGGGTGAGCGCAGCGTGTCGAGCGGCAGATCGCGCCCGCTCCGCCTCGCGTCGGGCTTCCCTCTCCTGGGCCGACAGGGCCTCGATACGCGCTCGATCCGCCTCGCGTCGGGCCGCACGCTTCGCCTGGAGCGCGTCGGCGCTCGGGGCGGCTTCTGCCGCATGCCGACGCTCCGTGAGTAGCCGGTTCCGGGCCTCGCGCTCTGCGTCACTCATCTGCGCTCGCTGGGCTGCACGCAGCGCCGTTGCACGGGCGCGTTGCTCGTCAGTACGGGTGAGGCGCTGAGTCCACGTTCTGGCCAGCCCCGAGCGACGAGCCGTCTTCGCGGTCGACCGCCGCACCTTCACGACCGGCGTCTCGCGGACGCGTGGCACGACGCGAATCACGATGTTGCGCCGCCCGCCGCGCCGTTCGATGGCAGCCGCAGCCTTGCGCGCCATTTCGGCCAAATCGACCAGCGTGCCCACGTCGGCCCGGAGAGCCGCATACGCGGCCTCCCAGATCGGAGCCATGCGGGCCGCCGTCTCCTCGGTCATCGCCTCGATCTCGACCACCTCTACGTCACTCATGTCGCGCTCCTCTCCCCCGCGGTCAGCCATGCCTCGACATCGCTGACTCGGTACCTGACGCGGCCTCCGGCACGGATAAATACAGGGCCAGTGCCTCGGTAGCGCATTTGCGACAGCGCGGGCACGGAGCGCCCGAGCCACGCGGCGACCTCCCTCGGCGCGAGAAGCGGGGAAGTGTTGTTAAGGTCCGTGACAGTCATATCTTCTTTACGCCGATGACCCGGCGACCTTCAAGACTTCGGGGGAACGTTGTCCAAAGCATGGATCATCGATCGATGGAAGGGTGCCCGCACGGGGGCCGGTCTGCGCTGGCGGGTGGTGCACATCAACCCGGACACCCGGCGCGAGGTGTCCAAGTCATTTGCCCGCAGGCCCGACGCCGAGGCCTTCCGAACTAAGATCGAGAACTCGCTCCGCGAGGACACCTACGTTTCGGCCGAGATCGCCGCCCTCACCGTCGCCGACGCCGTGGCCGCGTGGATGAACTCCAAAAAGGAGCCGGGCGACGCGACCATGGCGAAGTACGACAACGCCGTGGCCAACTACGTGTTACCCCGATGGGGAACTACCCGCCTCAGCGCAGTGAAGCGCCCCGACGTGGACGAATGGGTCTCAGCACTCCAGAACGGCTTCGCGCCCCGGAGGGAGGGCATGAGAGGGCACGCCGGCGGCCTGGCGCCCGCGACCATTGACGGCGTACTCGTGCCATTCATCGCGGGCCTACGGTTCGCGGTCTCACAGGGCTGGATCAGGCGAAACCCCGCCGAAGGCGTGGAGACGCCCAAGGTCAAAGCCGACCCAGTGATCTTCCTCACGCATGCGCAGCTCGATCACCTCGTGCTCACCACCAGGGACACCGCCACTCCCTCCGATGCGCTCATGGTCGCGATCATGGGCAATAGCGGCTTACGAATCGGTGAGGTGGCCGCCTTGACCGTCGGCGCCGTCGATCTGAAACGTCGCCGCATCTCCGTCACCTCGACCATGACGACCGACAAGAACGGACGCCCTATCGTGGGCCGTCGCGCCAAGACGGCGTCGGGCATACGCGATGTGCCCATTCCTCCGCACGTCATCGACGACCTCCGCGCCCAGGTACGTGGCCGCAGCGCTGGCGCTCCGCTGTTCGCCTCCTCGACCGGCACCCACATAAATGTCTCTAACTGGAGGAGTCGCGTCTGGTCGAAGGTGACGGCAGCAGCCGGGACACCGGACGGCTTCACACCTAAGGGGTTGAGGCACACCGCGGCCTCGCTCGCGATCGCGGCGGGTGCTGACGTCCTCATGGTGCAACGGATGCTCGGGCACGCCGACGCTACGGAGACCTTGAACACCTACGCCAAGCTGTTCCCCGACCGCATGGATGAGGTCACCGAACGGATGTCGAAAGCTCGAGAAAAGGCCCTCCGAAAGCGGACCTCCAGTCAGGGCAAATCCTGACCAGTTCGGACGCGTCCTGACTGTGTCCTGACTCACCCGCCCGACGCAAAACCGCCCCTCATCAGTAATATCCTGATGAAAGGCGGTTTCTTGGTGCACCCCCTGGGACTTGAACCCAGAACCCACTGATAGAGGGTTCAGTGCGGGGTGAGTTGGGGCGAGGTGGGATGGTGTGGGTAAGGCGCGAGATTACGCGCTTTCGACGTGTGATGGGTTGTGGCCAGTCATGCGGGAGTGGGGCTGAAAACGTCGAGTAAATCGCGGATCAAGCGACCGCGGGCGACCGGTATCTACGGCGCTGAACCGCGGCTGCCGCGTCCCATCGACGTCGCAGCCTGAGCACCAGCATCGGCTCCGCCTCTAGCGCTTCGGCGGTGTCGATCCGCTGGTTCAGCACCTGGAAGTAACGCGCGGGCGCGACGGCGAAGCGCGCGCGGATGGCTTCGTCCTTTCGGCCCGACCATCGAGGCCACGCATCCTCGAAGTCGAGCAGCTCCTTCGATGTCGGAGGGTCGGCGTAACGTCCACCGCATGTCCCGCCCCCTGCACCCGGACGTGATGCTCGGCATCCGCCTGTCGACGATCTGCTCCCGCAACCAGTACGAGACCGACACGGCCCCGGTGATCGGCGAGCTGCTCGAGGTGGCCGGCGACCGCGGCGACGTCCTGGCGATGGAGGCCGGGAAGTGGGCGGGGTACTACGACACGGAGCACACCGCCGCGCTCGTGGCCGCGATCATCGCCGAGATCCCGGGTGCGGCTGCGTGGGTGGAGGCCGGGCGTGAGCGGCGCTCTGCGCCTATCCACGGGTCTTCGGGGTTCGGGCCCGTGCGGGTCCCGACGGCGCGCGCACGGGGCTCGTACGATGGCTGACGTGCTGATCGGAACCATCCGCCCCCGCGAAACGTCTACCGCCGAGGTGGAGGCCCGCTCCCTCGGAGAAGCGCACACCCTGCTCGAGCAGCAAGCGCCGGCCGGGTTCGTCCTCACCGACGCGCCCGTGCGGATGGGGAAGGGCACGGACACGCTCACCGCGTCCGGGACGTACTCACGGCGCGACGGGGCACGTGACATCGAAGCCGCCGACATGGCCGCGCTGCGGGCGCAGGTGCCCGACGGGTGGATCCTGCTGCATGTTAGGAGCGCCTGATGCCACATGTCCTGAGAGACCACGAGTACGCGGCGCTTGGCCGAGTCGCGGCGCAAGCATCGCTGCTCGACGCCGTGGTTGAGCAGTTCCTCTCGGACGCCATCACTCACGACGTGGAGGTGGGACTACGTGCGATACGCGGGATGCAGTTCGAGGCCAAGGCAATCATGCTGGCCGATCTCGTGACGCTCAGACTCGAGGGCACGGAACACCCGGAAGCAATCCTCCCCCACCTCGAAGAGGCTCGGCGCCTCATGCACGACCGAAACGAGTTCCTCCACGGGCTGTGGGAGTTCGATGCCGACGCCAACCTGGGCGTCCGCAAGCGCGTGCGGAAGACTGGCTTGGTCCGAACGCGCGCGGTGAGTGCAGACGACATGAACCGCACGGCGCAGCGCCTCGGCGAGCTGGCCGAAGACCTGAACTGGATGCACCACGGGGCGGCTTTCGACCTCGGCATCCTCGAGATGGAGAGTCCGGGCACATGGGTGCGCGTCACGCCCAAGCGGGGTCTCGACAACCGCTGATGGAACGACGAAACGCCCCCGGTGTCACCTCAGCAGAGGGACACCGGGGGCGTCGTCATTCTCGTGCGTTTATTGCGTATATCGGATGCTGTCTACGCATCGGGGGTGCTTACCTGTTGCCGCTCGGCGTAGGACATAGGCGGTGGATAGCATCGCCGACATGCCATCAGGGGGGCCACGCTTCGGCTACATGCCGCAGCTCAACGGACTGCGCGCTGTAGCGATCGCCGTCGTCGTCGGATACCACCTCGGCGTCCCGCTCACGTGGGGAGGCTTCCTCGGCGTCGACCTGTTCCTCGCGCTGTCCGGCTTCCTCATCACGTCCATCCTGCTGAAAGAGCAGGCCGCGACCGGAGCCATTCGACTCGGCCGCTTCTGGATCCGCCGCGTTCTCCGACTGATCCCCGCGGTGATCGTCATGGTCGCCGTGGTCGGCATCGCCTGGCCCATTGTTCAGCGCGACGGCGACTCACCTTTCTGGCTTGCCGCGATCGGCGCGCTGACCTATACCGCGAACCTGCTCGTCAGCTTCGGTGGGCTGCACCTCGGTGCGCTCGATCCGACGTGGAGCCTCGCGCTTGAGGAGCAGTTCTACCTCGTCTGGCCGTTGGCGCTGATCGCGGTCTTCGCGCTGAAACTACGGCCCCGGACGACGGTCACCATCCTCGCCGTCCTGGCGGTGGCATCCTTCGCCGTCGGCGCACTGCTGTTCGAGTCGCGCCCTGACGGCGGCACGCCCCTGTCGTACTACCGTCCCGACGCGCGTGCCGGCGCGATTCTGCTCGGATGCGCCGCCGCGTTCATCTTCTCGACGGACCGTGGACGACGGACGATCGAACGCTTCTCATGGGTCGGATGGGCCGGCCTCGCTGGCGTGCTCGCGCTCGTGGCGTTCATGCCCCACGACTGGCCGCACCAGCATGCCGTCTTCGCTGTGCTCCTGCCCCTCGCCGCCATCTTCTCGACGCTATTCGTCGCCGGTCTCGCTGGCCGCACGCCGCTACTGACGCCCGTCCTCTCCTGGGCGCCGCTCGTGTGGCTCGGCAACATCAGCTACTCGCTTTACCTCTGGCACTTCCCCGTCTTCCGGGTCATCACAGACCACATCGATGGGGCCGTCGGCAAGGTCGTAGCGCTGGCGGCAGCGGTAGCGATTGCTGCCGCCAGCTACTACTTCGTGGAGCGGCCGTTCCTGAAGCTGAAGGACCGATTCGAGCCGCGAGCCCGACGTGTTCCAGCTTCGGTTTTCACGGTTCCGGCTGATCCGGCCCGCTCGGCGCGCTGACCATGGCCTCGAGCTCTCGGATCCTCTGATCCTTCAGCGCTGCCGATGCGTAAAGCTCGGCGATCAGGCCCAGGATGGCGTCAGATTGTGCCATGGTTTGTTCTCCCCAATTTCAGGCAGCGAGGTATGCCGGGATGACGAGCGTCGTCCCGGATGCGGTCTTGATTCGGACGTAGGTTGTCGGCTGCGCGGGAAGCGCCGAAGCGGATCCCGCGGCTCCCACGGTGGTCTGACGCAAGGCGTCACCGAACATGAGAAAGCCGTCCGCGAGAACGGCCAGACGCTCCGCGCTTTGCCACTGGAATGAAGCGTGCTTCGTAGCGGAGTCGTACGCGTCAGAGACGATTTTCCCGGTCGAGGTCTCGTCCGGGCGGAGCCGAAGCCGGACAGAGGATCCATCCGACGCAAACCCAGCGAATGCTCCGTTCCCGTCGACGTCCCAACGCTTCACCGCGGACGTACCCAGGATCTCCAACACACGGTTGTGGACACCCAGTGAGAGCGTGGTCCGTCCGATCACGTGAAGGGCGTGACGTTGGGTTCCGACAGTCGGTTCGAGCACCTTGATCGAGTAGGCGTTCGCGACGGTTGGAGACCCATCCGAGAGGGGTCCGCGGGCTTGAAACCCCATCAGCTGCTGAACACTGGTGCTGTCTTTCGCGATGGCCGTGCTCGCCAGGCCGATCACCTGCTGGTAGCTACCCGTTCCGGCGGCGACGCCGATGCCCTCCCATCCGAGGACCGCATGCGAGACGGCCCCGGTCATGAGCGAGTACGCCTCGCAAGCGCCGCCCTGGATGCTGCCGGCGCCTGCCTTCTCCGCGCCGAAGTAGACGGTGTACCCGGAAAGAGATCCCAGGAAGCGCTTATCCGGGTCCGTGATCGACTTGACCACCTCGAATCCGGTGTTGGTGTCCGCCGGCGGGGTGTGTACCTGATCGGAACCGATCACGACGTTCCCGGCCGCGGCTCCCGCCGCGATTTTCCCACTCAGGGCCGCGGCGAGACCGCTAGTTTTCGCAATCGTAAAAGAGGCATCCGGCACGACAGGGGGCGCGGCGAAGGTCTTAACTCCAGCGAGGCTCTGTGCTCCGCTTGTCCTCACAAGGGTTGCGTCGTCGGCAACGACACCACCGATCATGGCCGTCTGTGCCTTTGTGAACTCAGCCGTCGGGTTGTCAAGAACGGCCTTCATCTGCTGGTCTGTCGTGGCACCGACAGCCTTGGCATCGGCCGCGGCTTGCTCCGCTTTTGATCGCGCGAGCGCCGCTGCTGCTCGCGAACTCTCGGCTGAACCAGCACTGCCAGCAGCAGCCGTGGCGGATTCCATAGCCGCGCCCGCGTAGACCGACAGATCGGTGAGCAGCGTGATGCGGTCACCCGACTTCACGAGCACCTGCGTGATACCCGCTGGGGCCTTGAACTGGGGAAACTGGCCCGTCGTCGTGGTGAGCTTGCCGCCCGTGAAGGGCACGCCCTGCAGGTCGGTGATCGCCAGCGGGGTGGTGAAGCTCAGGTCGGTCGCGGCGTAGACGGTGGCTTCGGCGATCCGCTGGACGCCGTTGTCGCTCATCGCGATTGACGTGGGGAAAGCGCTGACGATTTCGGCCATAGGGATCTCCTCTGTCGGTGACTCGTGTCTTACTGGTCGCTGTCGCGCTCGTCGAGCGCGTCCTGGTAGGCGGAGCGAGTCGACTGGCTCGGGTCGGGGAGGCTCTTCGCGCCCACGCTCTGCAGGGCCTTATCGGTACCGGTGGGCTTGTAGAGACCGAAGTGCAGGCCGACAGCCGTGAGGAACGCGGCGAGGGCGGCGAGGCCGCCGATGCCGATGTCGTAAGGGGTACCGGATGCGATCGACTCACCGAGCTCGGTGAGAAGACCGGTGATGGCCGACAGCAGCGCGAGCAGGAGCGCGCGGGTGGCGGAGTTGGTGACGCGGGTGGTGACGAGCCCCACGATGAGGGGCAGGATGACACCGACCAGCAGCGACACGATGAGGGTGGGGGGAAGGGTGAGAACGAACATGGCGACCTCCTCAGGTCAGGTGTTGCGTGGGGGCGGCGGGGGTTCCCGGCGCCGGTAGATGTGGTCGCGGAGCTGCTGGGTGTACTCGCGTTCCGCCTCGAGCAGCTCCACGGCGTCGCGGCGCTTCGCCTCCGCGGCCTCCGCGCGGGCGTTTGCTGCGGTGGCCTGCTCCTGGAGCTGATCGATGAGGGCGTCTCGGTCGGCTACGGTGTCGCGGCGCTCGGTGTGCTCGGTGGAGCGGACGCCGGCGCGGCGGTCGGCCCACGTCTTGATGCCGGTGAACGCCGCGGTGGCAACGGCGACGATGATGGTGGCGAGCAGTCCCCAGTCCTGCAGCGTCATTTAGAGCCGTCCGTTCCGCGCTTGGTGCTCCCTCACCAACCGAAGCCGGATGACGAGCAGGTCGACCCAACGGATCGCGAACGCGATGAACAGCGCCGAGACGGCGGATGCCTGCGCGAGTCGCGTTGCCTGGTCGGCGAAGATGTCCCACACCGTGGCGGCGTAGATGACCGTCGCGCCGACGAGCAGGGGCAGTCCGCTCAGCTCCCATCGGTAACGCTGTGTGAGGGTGCCGAAGATGCAGAGCACGGCGCCGATCAGCGCGATCGCGCCCCAGGCATCCGTGATGAGCGACGGCATCCGTTCGGATACGGTGACGGGCGTAAGCCAGACCGCGCCGACACCCATGCTGAGCGCGAGAGCGTACAGCGCCGCGCGGAGGGCGTAGAGAACCCAGCGCGCCCAGCGTGGGTGTCGGGTGTAGGGCATGACGCTGCTTCAGTCGAGGATGCCGTTGACGGCACCCTTGAGGCCAAGGATGCTGCCCTCCCACTCGAACTCGATCACGGGGAGGTCACCGCCCTTGATGGCGTCGCGGCCGAGGATGATGGCGCGGGGCTTGTCGTTTCCCTGGGGAACGATGAGGTACCAGGATCCCTGGGGCTTGATGATGGCGTAGAACATGTCGGGGTACTCCTTCTGCTTGGTGGTGCTGACGGGTGTTGCAGGGGTGGGGTTGGACGCGGGGCGTGCGCGCTCGATCGCGTCCTCGAAGTCGAGGGTCTGCCGGTAGGGCAGGCCGAGTCGGGCGCGACGGGTGACGTGAACGTGCGGGCCGTAGTAGCGGTCGTTGCCGAATCCCGAGGCGCCCGATCGGGCGATACCGGTCTGGCCTGCGGCGACGCGCGCGTTCGGGCTCACGGTGATGGCCGACAGGTGGATCCAGTCGATGACCTCGCCGTTGTCCATGAGGAACGTCAGCCGACGCCCCTCGGGGCCTTCGGGCGACGGGTCGATGCCGATCACGCGTCCGGCACCGGGCGCGCGGAGGTCGGTCCCGTAGGCGGTCTTGTAGTCGGTGCCGGGCTCTGCGCTGTTGCGCGCGAGGTGCGCGGCGCGGTCGTCGGAGATGTCGACGTCCGCCGGGGTGATGTATCCCATTGCCTTTCCTTTCGCTGGTCGCGTGTCAGAGCGCGCGGATGATGTAGTTCAGGGCGATGTACGGCTGGAGGTTGTTGTGCGGCTGGTTGCCTCCGGCCGCCGTCACGCCGCCGGGCTGAGCGCCGAACCCGCCGCCGAACCAGGGGGCGTATCCCGCGCCGTTTCCGCCGGATCCGGCGCCGTTGGTCCCGGAGAGCTGACCGCCGAGGGGGCCGTCGATGTAGTGCGTGTGTTGCGGCATCTCGGCGGCGCTGAGCTGGTGTGTCTTCGCGCCGGCTGCGCGGCCCAGGCTGAAGTCGCCGTCGGATGCGCTGGTGCCCGCCGGCACCCGCCCGACCATGTTGGGCAGGGTGAACGTGCCGTCCGTGTTCGTCTTCCACGGCGCCCCGATGACGGCGTAGAGCGAGGGGTAGTCGGCCTGTTTCACGGCGCGACCGTCGCAGAAGAGCCATCCGGCGGGTGCGGTTGTTCCCGCATACGGGACGACGGAACCGACGGGGGTGAAGCCTGTCTCGCGGACCCAGGTGGGCTGGCCGAGCGAGTTGAGCACCCGCTCCCAGATCGCGGAGGCGACGCGGACACGAGCGCCGAGGAAGTTGAGGTACTGCAGGACCAGCTCGTCGCTGGCGTACCCGCCGCCCCACACCCGCAGATCGACGAGCTCCTGCACCTGTGACTTACCGGCGTCGACGCGCGCGAGCCACAGCGGCTGGTCGTCGACCTGCCCGGGGTTCGTGTCGCGGCCGGGGAGTCGCTTCTCACCCGTCCCCGCCTTCGAGGTGAAGACGGAGCGAGCTGCGTTCCAGTCGCGGTGCACGTGGATCAGGTGGTACACCGATCCGCTCGCGCTGGCAGGGAGGACGAGGGATGCTTCGGCGGTGGTCTGATCCAGGATGCCGCCGCCGTATCCGGTGCCGGCGGACAGGCGCACCTCACGGTCGGAAGCGCCGGGCGTCGCGACCCAGGATGCCTCGTCGATCACCCCGTACTGCTGCCCCGCGTGAGGGATGATCTGCGCCCACTCGGTGGCGTTGACGTCTCCGGCGTACCCTGCGCTGTTCGGAATGGTGACGGCCATGGCTACCTGCTCTCCTGGTCTCGGCGCGCTCGAGCGAGACGAGCGATCTGCTGGGCGATGCGACTGTCGACGTCGTCCTCGATCGACCCGATGTGCGGGGTGACGACGACGCCCTGATCGGGGGTGTGGTCGATGACCACGCGGCTGATGACCTCGGTGGCTTGGATGCCGCCCGCGTCGATGGACACCTGGTCGCCGACGGCGTACTCGCCGAAGCGGAACCACGCGTTCTCGTTCAGGTCAGCGGTGAAGGACACCTGGGCGTTGCCCTCGGTGAGTGCCTCCGCTCCGTCGCCGGAGAGGTCGGTCACGCCTTGGGCCATGCGGGAGTCTTTGACGACCTCGACGATGTCGGCCCACTCGGTCTCGCGGTCGACGTCGACGAACTGCTGGAACAGCCGCTCGACGCCCTCACCTTCGCCGCCGACGATGACGCGCGTCGCGGTTGGGTAGGTGATCTTCCACTCGTAGTCGCCGAGCACCCCGTCGTCGGGGGTGAGGACGCGGGGGAAGGTCTGGCCTTGGTGTACGTCGACGACGCCGTCCCGGAGCGTCAGCGTGAGGCGCTGTGCGTTCAGCAGGGGGACGAGCTTGTCCACCAGGGGATGCATGCGAAATTCGACCCGGCTGTCGACGCCGAGGCCCTTGTCGGGTGCGATCGTCCATCCCAGGCCGAGCCGGTCGGAAAGGTCGCGGCAGGCGTTCTTCACGACCGTCTCGGTGGAGCCGGTGTAGCGCTTGTAGTCGCTGATCTGCGATGAGATCGGGCGGTCGGGGTTCTGCCAGCCGAGGTTGCGGAACGCCCGCCATCGGTCCTCAACGCGGAGAGTCGAGGTGCGGCTGCTGCTCGCGCCGGCGCGGGAGACGACGGGACCGTGGATGGCGAGGTCATCGCCCCACATGCCGCGGACCCGGGATCCGTTGGTGAGGTCGCTCCACACCGCGTCGTCGTCGTCGAAGACTAGCTCCGCGAACGACACCTCGTTGCCGAGCAGCTCCGTGTGCGAGGTGTTCGGCGTGATCATCCGGTCGTACGCCCCGTGCTTGTCGAACAGCGCGAAGTCGAGCACGGGGCCTCCTAGATCGCGCGGAAGTACAGCGGGATGAGCTCGGCGGCGACGGAGCCGGATCCGGTCGCGTCGATCGTGATCGGGACGGACTCGCCGGGTGCGATGGGAGTGGTGCGCTGGAAGCCGAGCATCTTGGTCGCGTCCACCCAGACGAAGCCGCTGCCGCTCGTCGGCCCGAGCATGGCGGTGACGTTCCGAGGATCCGTGTCGATGCGGAGTCGGTGCCCCGCTTCGAGTTCGAATGGGACATCGATCACGCGACCGCCGACGCCGACAGACACGTGGGACCAGGGGCCGTCGATGATCCACACGGGGTAGGCCTCGACGTTCCCGGGGTTGGGGATGGTGGCGTTCGCGGCCGTGGCGCCGGGTGAGATGTGAAACGGCGGGCCGGGGAAGAACGGCACCGGGTTCTCCGTGCGCCACGGGCCCCGCGTGATCTTCTCGCCCTCCCAGTACGGCTGGGCCGCTTCAAGGCGCACCGCGTACGGCGACCAGGCGTCGTACACCGGGTCGAGCTCGTACATGTGGTCCTCGTCGAAGACCCCAGTGAGCCGAAGCTGCCGCACGCGATCGCCGACGCGCACGCGCCAGATACCCTCCCGGGTGGGATGGATGGTGTCGAAGAACTCCCCCATCCGCTCCAACCATTCGGCGGAATCCTCTGCCCAGATCTGCATCGACCACACGACGTCGCGCTTCTCCGTGCGGAAGCCGCGCTGGCGAACCCCGGGAACCGCGGACGACTTCGATTCGTACTTCGACATTCGCGGAAAGTGCAGTCCCTGCACACCGCGGTTGTCGAGGAAGATGCCGTTCTCCCAGTCCGAAAGGGACCACACCGACCCGCCCGAATCCCATTCGTATGAGATGCCGAGCGGGCCAGTCTGGGGCACGTCCGGTGCGAACGCGGCGGAGGTGAGGATGATCGACATCAGAAGACCCCCGCTCGAGCTTGCTTGAACCGACGCTCGGCCTCGGCCTTGCGGAATGCCTCGTCGAGGTCTGCGACGATCAGGTCGCCGTGCACCTCGAGCGCGGGTCCGCCGAGGCCCTTGCGCTTGAGCGCTGCGGATTCGTCTGGCGTGAGCACCGCCTCCGGTCGACCCGAGAGGTTGAGTGCCATGCCACCCTGCGGAATCCACCCGCCCTGGTCGTACAGCTTCGGCACGACGCCACCGTTCTTCATGGCGAGGTGCACGTGGTTGTAGTGCTGGGCGCGGACGGCATCTGACCACCCGTCGAACGGCTGTCCGTTGAGGAGCTGTCGCTTCCCTGCCGGGCTGTAGATCAGCTCGGACGCGTTGGGGAACAGCTTCGCGACGGCGTTGAAGGTGGCCATGGACGCCGGGATCAGGTCGATCGCGCGCCCGAGAGCGTGGTACGACTGACCACCGTTCGCCGTGATGGCGCCCGGCCGGGCATCGCTGGTTTTCACCACGCCGGGGATCGCGGACTGCACGATCCGCCACATGGCTTCCCATCCCATGCCCGCGCCACCGTTGACCGACGACGCCGACGGGAACAGGCCCGCCATCGCCTTCAGCGTGTTGCCGGCGAGACCTCCGACGGTGCGACCGAACAGGTTCTGCCCGGACATCATCGGCCCGATGATCCCGTCGACGACGTGCTTCTGGATCGCCTGACCGGGGTTGGTGAGGAACTCCCACGCCATCGATGCGGCGCGGCTGATGGTGTCCCACACGTCCCCTGCGATCGTCCCGGGTCCGTCGCCGAACGGCAACGCTCCGGAGATCGCCGCGGCGTTCAGCGCATCCACGCCCGCGGGCCCGCCGACGAGGCGAGCGAACTCGGGCCGCATGATCGCCTCACCGCCGGAGAGCGCGAGCCGACCCCCGGTGGGGGACCAGAACTCGTGCACGTCGCGTCCCGGCGTGTAGCCGGGCAGGACACCGCCGGAGGCGAACTTGATCAGCGGTGCCGCGGGCAGCGCCATGTCCTCGATCTTGAGCTCGCGAACGAGGTCGTTCCAGAACGAGCGCAGGCCCTTGTTCCAGATGGTGTCGAGGACGAAGTTGATCGGCGCGGCCGCAGCCTGCTTGATGCCTTCCCATGCTCGAGCGACAGCGCCGGCCGTGGCCTCGAACGCCTTCCCGATGGCGTCGATGGCGACACCGAAGGGGGCGAAGACGTTGTCGCGGATCCAGTTCCAGGCGCCCGAGATCGCTCCGCTGATGCCGTCCCATGCGGGCTTGACTGCGTTCTCGTACAGCCAGACGAAGACGGTTCCGAGCGTGTTGATCGAGTTCGAGATGTACGCGACGATCGGCGCGATGATCGTGTTGTAGATCCACTGGAAGACGACGCCGAGCGCGTCGAAGACGGGCTTGATCTGCGTCTCCCACATGATCTTGAACACGAGACCGAGCAGGTTGAGCGCGTCCGAGATCCAGTTGATGACCGGCTGGATGACGTTCGCCCAGATCCAGGAGAAGATGTCGCCGATGGCCTTGAAGACCGGCTGCACGACGTTCTCCCAGAGCCACACCGCGACGGCTCCCCAGAAGCGGAAGTAGTTCACGACCAGGTCGACGGCGAAGCCGATGATGCCGGCGACGACGTTGACGACGGCCCCGATCCCGTCGAAGACGGGCTTGAGGATCGTCTCGTAGACCCATACCGCGATCTCACCGATAGCCCGGAACACGGGCTGGATGACGTTCTCCCATGCGGCGGTGAAGAACCCCATGATGTTGTTCCACGCCTCGCCGAGGAAGCGGGTGAACTCGCCCCAGATCGCCTGGCCCAGTTCGGTCTGTGAGAAGAACCACACCAGCCCACCGACGAGCGCCGTGATGGCGGTGATGATGATGCCGATGGGGTTCGCGCGCAGGGCCGCGTTGAGCAGCCACTGGCCCGCCGCGGCGAGGCGCGCCGCCGTGCCGGATGCTGCCGTCGCGAGTGTGCCGCGTACCGTGGCCGCCGCCGCGACGTTCGTCGCGCCGGTGGATGCCGCCTTGGCCATCGCGAGCTGCCGCTCGATGCGCACCGAGTTGTTGCGCATGATGTTGTTCGCGAAGTAGACGGGGGTCGCCGCGAGCTCGCCCGCGCGCAGCGCCAGCGTCGCATTCGCCACGGCCGCCGAAGCGAACCGCCAGGCGATGAAACCGGCCACGATGAGCGGCATGAACTGCACGATCGTGTCGACGTTGTCGGCCAGGAACGACAGCACCTGGGTCACGATGGTGAGCCCGCCGGCAGCCAGGTCGGCCGTGGCTTGGCCGATCTTCGGCATCTGTGCGCCGAACTCCGCGAACGCCGGGCCGAGGGTGGTCAGCGACTGACCGATGCTGCTCGCAGCTCCCGAGAAGTCACCGCTTGTCAGCGACGAGAACAGCGACCCGATGCCTTCGCGGATACCGAGCAGGAAGGTGACGAAGCCAGAGTCCTCTTCGACGTTGAACGCGTCGCGCAGCGTCGACGAGAACTGTCCCTTGACGAGGATGTCGAACAGCCCCTGGATGGCGTTTCGCGCGCCGAGCACGAAGGATACGAAGGTGGAGTCTTCCTCCATCCCGAACGCCTCGCGCAGCTTCGAGCTGAAGTCGCCCTTCACGACGAGGTTGTAGATCCCGGCGATGCTGTTGTGAGCGAACTGCAGCCGGTCCGCGGTCTCCGGGGAGATCATCGGGCTCAGCTCGTCCTTGGTGAAGCCGGTGGTGAGCAGGTCCTTGACGTCGAGCGCCGCCTGGTACACCTGGCGGAAGTCGATGGCCGCGATCTTGGCCGTGAGGTGGTCGATGGCGGGGCCGAGCCAGTTGGCGATCGCCGCGCCGACTTCGGCGGCGATCTCCTCGAGCGGCCCGAGTGCCTTCGTCATCGCCTGGATGGCCGGTGCAATTTTGGGGAATAGCCCGGACATGAGACCGGCGCCGATGCGTCCGAGCGAGGCGGTGAAGTTCGCCCAGGATCCGGTGATGGTGTTACCCATCTCGGAGGCGACGGTGCCCGCGGCCTGCGTCATGGCGGACTGGAACTGGTCGAAGCCGATCTTGCCCTCGGACGCCATCTTGAAGATCTCGTCCGTGCTGACGCCGAGCTGGGTCGCGAGCGCCTGGTAGATCGGGATGCCGCGCTGGGCGACCTGCTGAAGGGAGTCGTTCTGCGCCTTGCCGACGGAGGCGACCTTGGCGTAGATCGAGCCCATCTCGCCGATGCCGACGCCCGCGGCCGCCGAGCTGTTCGCGACCGACTTCAGCACGCCCTCGAGCTGCTGGCCGGGCTTGATTTGCGCGGCGACGAGCTGCGCGGCGACGGTGGAGGCGTCGCCGAGACCGAAGGCGGTGCCCTTCACCGCGGCGAGGGCGTTCGCCATGACGTCTTTTACGACGCCGGCATCGTTTCCGAGTCCGGTGAGCTTCGCGCGGGCGGTGTCGATCGCGTCGAGGCGCTGGAAGCCCTTGAACAGGGCTGTGCCGAGCGCTGCGCCCGCGACGGTGCCGACGCCGACGACGCCGGCTTTCAGGACCGTTCCGACGCCGGAGAGGATGCTGGAGCCGATGTCGCGGCCGACGGATGACGTCGCGGGCGCGGCCTTTCCTAGCTCGACGGCGATGTCGCGGGCGGCACCCGGCATCTTGACCTGGAGGGCGACGTAGGCGTTGGCGATCTCGATGCCAGAGGGCATGGGGTCTCCCGTCTACGTCGTGGCTGCCCGCATTCGCGCGGCGTGCCGCTCGGCCTTGGTGGCCTGGCGGCTCTGCTTCTGCTGCTCCTCTGCGCGGACCTCGCCGGCCGGGCGCGGCAGCGGGATGCGGTCGGGCCTGCGACCGGATCCGTCGGTCTGCTGGAAGGAGAGAACCTCGAGCCTGTAGATGGCTTCGCGGAGCAGCTGCGCCTCGTGGGTGAGGGCGAGCGCGCCTCCGGTCTCGATCCACAGCGGGCATCCGTAGGGCAGATGCGCGACGTAGTCCGACAGCTCGCGGAGGGTGCAGGCGGGTTCGGTGCGGCCGCCGCGCAGGAGGCGGATGCCGTACGTGGCGCGCAGGGAGGCTCGCAGGGCGCCCTCGTGTTCGAAGAGGGCGCCCGCGAGCGTCACGAGTTTGGGTTGAGAGCTCCGAACATGTCCCAGACGAACTGCGAGCCCTGCTTCGCCGAGACGCGGCGCGTGACGGGGTCGCGGAGCTCGTCGAGGATCCGCTTGTAGTCGTCGCCGACGAGGCGGCGCAGCAGCGACGGCAGGCGCGATGCGTCACCGTTATCGCCAGCGGCGCGGATGTCGTCGAGCAGCTCGAAGTCGTCGAGTGCTTCCTCGGGCACGGTGACGGTGATTCCGTTCACGGTGGTGCGGCGAGCATCGACGGTGCGGGTCTTCGCCTTGCCGTCGTCGTCCGTGGTCGGGAGGCCCTTCTCGTCGAGTTCGGGCACCTCGATCTGGACGTTCTCGACCTTCGGCTTCTCGGTCTTGTCCTGGTGGTCCTGGGGCACCGTGGCGCCCTCGGAGATCTTCGGCATTTCAGTCTCCTCCGACTGGGTGTTCTCCGACGTGGTGAAGAGGGGCGGTGGGCGGAGCCGTCGGAGGAAACTCCGCCCACCGGTCTGGGGGCGTTAGGACGCCGGCGGCAGCGCGGGGAGCGGAGGCTCGTCCGTGGTGTCGGCGTCTTCGGCGCTGATGTCGTGCCGGTGTCCGAACCGGTCGAGGTAGTGCGGGCCCTCGTCGGGCACCGTCGACTCGTCGGCCTTCTGGGCGGCGGTCTTGCGACGCGCGGCCATCAGACGGCGACCTTCATGTAGTGGAAGAAGTCGCCGATGATCTCCCCGACGAACGGGAAGGCGGAGATGTCCTTCGAGGTGAAGGCCTTGTCGCCGTTGGGGGCGACCTCGAAGCGCGGGATGACGAACCGCTCGGCGGCGGTCGGGTCGTCGGCGTCGAACAGGTCGATCACAGCCGAGCGCACGTTGATGCGCTGCCCGGATCCGCGGGTGGCCTTTCGGACACCGGCGGTGACGCTGACGTTCTTCTCGGGGTAGCGCAGCGCGAGCGTCTGCGGCTTCGTCTCGAGGCCGACGAACGTGATCGTCGTGCCGGGTTCGTTCATGCGCGTGCGGACCACCCGGTTGCCCTGGTGGCCGCGCTTGCGCTCGACGGAGCCGGTCTGAGACTCGCTGAGCCCGTCTTCGTTGAGCCAGCCGATGTCCTCGAAGTCCTCGTCGAGCACGCCGTCGATCGTCGTCGGCAGCGTGGTGAGGTACGGGGCGAGGCAGACGCGGTCGTCGTCGGAACCGTAGATCCGCGCGAGAGCGGCATTCGCGGTCATGTGTCTCTCTTTCCTGTGAGCCGGGCATGACCGGCGTTGACGCTCACGCGGATGCGGGAGCGGGGCTGTTGGTGGCGCGGACGCGCAGTCGCACCGTGAATCGGTATCGGGGCACCTCGGTGTCGGGATCCGGGATGAAGTAGGGGCGGGTCGCTTCGACGCGGCGCACGAGCGGCAGGGCGCGAATTTCGTGCAGCAGTAGGTCGCGGACGCGGAGCGCGAGCTCGGCGGCGTCGGCGTCATCGGCGGCCCACGCCTCGACAGTGAGCTGGACGTCGTCGACGATGCGGTTCAGGCCGTCGCCACCACTCCCCCACACCCGGACGAACGTCTCGGGCCGGGGTGACGGGACGCGGAGGCTGACGGGCTCGTCGATGCGCTCGTCGATGAACCCGATGACCTCGGCTTCGGTGTCGGTGAACCTCACCGTTTCACCTGTCCGAGGGATCGCTCGAGCTGGGCTTGGAGGGCCTGGCGCCGGCGGCCGCGCGCGCTGTTCGTCTGCACGTAGCCGCGGGCGGTGAACGGGTGGGGGCTGGCGACGTACTCGAAACCGTCGCCCGCGGATGCTGCCATCTGACGCCCGATGTGGTCGACGATCGCCTGCGCGCCCGGAGAGGTCATGATCGCGTTGATGGCCGCGAGGTTGAGCTTCACAGCTTCGGCCATGGCGATCTCCTATCCGTCGGTGCGGCCCGCTTCGCTGGGTCGGTTCCAGCGCGTTGGTGCGCTCGCGTACGAGTGCGGGTCGCCGATGATGTTCAGGGGCTCACCACCGCGGATGATCACGCGGCATCCGGCGAGCGGCTTGGTGTAGGTCTTGGGCCAGTGGAGCGACCACTCGACGCGGACGCCGCGGGGTCGCGTGGCGTCGGTGACGTCGGCGAGGGGCCCGGGCACGCAGAGGACGTTCTCGACGGGCTCGTCCTGCCATTCGTAACGGGGTTCGTTGCGGCTGTTCCTGCCCACTTCGACGGAGCGCTGAACGATGACCCGCTCTCCGCGGATCACGAGTACTTCTCCGGCCACAGGCGGTCGATGAACCCTGCGTTGGGGAACGAGCCCAGCGGGAGGCTGGGTGCGGCAGTCGCGCCGCACAGCGACCGCAGGGAATCTACGTCGTCGGCAGAGAAGCACGAGGCGATGTCGCGGTAGGACTCGCGCATCGGGCCGACTCCGGTCGACGCCAGCGTGCGGGGCGGCATCGCGGCCGCCTCGGCAGCCACGCCGCGGAGGATCGCGAGCGCGTCCTCCCGCAGCGGGCTGTCGTTGGGAAGGGCCGCGAGGCAGGGGGCGATGATGCGAGCGCGGACCAGGATCCGGCGCGCCAGATCGGCGTCGCCGCCGAGCTGCTCGGGTGTGATCGACATCATCGCCCCCTTCTCTCAGGACTGCTGGGTCGCGTCGTCAGCGACGAGCGCTGCGACGAGGTCCTCGCGCTTCGTGCCCTTCGGCGCGATCTTCTTGTCTTCGTCACGGCCCTGGTTGCGCTTCTCGATCTCCGCCGTCAGGTCGGGGATCGTGACGCCCTTGAAGGGCTCGTCACCGGTTGCGGTGTCGGGCAGCTCGACGCTGACCGTCTCGACGAGGCCGAGCTCCTTGAGGCGCTTCACCTCTCTCGGGGTAACCGACTCCGGCAGGAACCGGCCCTTGCGGAGGTACGTCTCGCCGCCCTGGGCGCCGGGCACCTTGACGACGATCATCGTCGCGGTGACGCGGGTGCGGGTCTTGCTCGCCATGCTCAGAGCCCCGTTCCGGTGATCGAGACGCCGGCCGTGGCGTCGGTGACGATGGGAACCGTCACGCGACGCGAGCGGAGCAGATAGCTGTCCGTCTCGTCCTTGCGGATCGACTTCGTCTCGACACCCGAGAGCGCCTTCGCGTAGCCGGGACCGCCGAGGTCCTCGTCAGCCATGCCGCCGAGCTCGTCGCTGTTCACCAGGAGCGGGGCGGCGGTGGGCACGTGGGGCGAGCGGAGCCAGATCAGGTCCAGCACAGTCGGCCAGGTGCCGGTGATGAGCGGGTTGGCGGCCTCGCGCGGGAGCAGGCCCGCCTTGAGGAACGCGGCCATGACCTTCGCGTACGCGGTCGGCTTGAGCACGATCGTGTCCAGCACGTGGCCCTCGGCGGACTCCTCGGCTTCCGCCTTCGCCAGCTCGACGGCCAGAACGATGTTCTCGACCTCGGTCCAGGGACCGGGCGAAGCGATCGTCGCGGTGATCTTCGACGCGATGACGCCGAGCGCCGCCGAGTCGACGAACTTCACCATGCGGTTGACGAGCTGCAGCAGCGCGCGGTTGACGACGTCGATGCCGCGCCGCTTGATCGACTCGTCGGTGACCGGCACGTCGCGGCCCCACTTGTCGACCTTCGCGGCGGCCAGTTCGCCCGCGGTGACCTGCGAGCGCGGGTATTCGCCGCCGGGCTCGATCGACTCGGGGTCGTCGGGCGCGAAGAGCGGTTCGCCGTTCTCGTAGAGGATCGACCCGCCGACGCTGCGGAAGCGACCCTTGAGCAGGGCGTCCGAGATGAAGCGCTGGGCCGCGAGAGTGCGGACGCGCCGCGCGAGCGCGGGCTTCGACTCGAGCAGCTGGTGGATCTGGTCGGTGGTGAGATCCTCGGTGTTGTCGATCGCCGGGACCGGGTACGTCAGGGAGCTTCCCATCAGTTCGTTCTCCTTCTCAGTCCAGTGCGACCTGGACCAGCTGGTCCGCCGCGGTCGTGGTGGTGATGGCGAGGCCGTTGCCGGCCTCACCGTTGGCGACGGCCTGCACCTTGCCGCCAGCGGCGGGCTTGATGCGGGCGCCGGCGGCGATGGCGCCGCTCGCGACGAGCTTCTGCACGCCGCCGCGGAGGACCAGGACGTCGTCACCGTCCTTGGCGTCGCGGGCCGCGGCGCCGAAGACCTTGACGCTCAGCGCGGTGGCCGTGGAGACCTCGCGGGGCCCACTGATCTCGACGAGGCGCCCGCCGATCAGGTCGGTTCCGGCGACGCAGGTGATGCTGGCGCCGGGCTCGAAGGTGTGGATGTGGTCAGCCATCTCAGGCCTCCTGCTTCTCGTCGGCGCCCCACGCCGCGGCGTAGATCGCGTCGTCGGCGCTCGTCAGGGAATCGGCCTTGCCGATCTCCTTCACGGGCACGGTGTTCTTCGGCACGGTGGCCAGGAACGCGACGGTGCCCTGCTCGTCGGTGTCGAGCTGCTCGCGGATCGCCGCGGCCGATGCGGTGCTGATCTGGCCTGCGCGGAGGGCGGCGTCGACGATGCCGTCGCGGCGGTCCTTGTCCTGCTGCTTGCGTGCGTCGGCGCCCTGACGAGCGTTCGCCCGGGTCTCGTTCCACACGTTCTCGTCGATGGCGATGAAGCCCTTCGGCAGGGATGCCGTCGCCGGGGTGGGGGTGGGGTCGGCCTGCTCTTCGAGCGACTCGTCGAGCGCTTCGAGAAGCGCCTCGTCCGAGATGTCGGCGTCCTTCACGCCGAGCCGTTCGATGAGGCCAGCCTTGATGGTGTCGCTCATGGGGAGCTTCTCCTTCTGGTTGGGTTCTCCCGGCTCGGACGAGCTCGGGGGCTTTGGGGCCGCGGCGCGCGCGGAGGCGGCTGCAGCGTGGATGCGGGCGTCCGCGTCACCGTCGTCCTCTTCAGGGGTGACGGTGATGATCACCAGGTCTTCCTCGACGCCGACCGTGGTGGCGGTGCCAGCGTCCGGGACGACACCTCGACGGTCTGCGAGGCCCAGCTCGACCGTCTCTTCCGCGGTCAACCACGTCTCGGCGGCGAGCAGACTCGCCCAGTCCTTCGCACCGGCCTTCTCGGTGTAGACCTCGATCATCGAGCGCTCAACGGTGTCGAGGAAGTCGGCTGTCCTGCGCATCTCGACGGCGTTGCCCCAGGTGATGGACGAAGGCGAGTGGATCATCATCTGGCTGCCGGGGCTCATGACGGTCTCGTCGCAGCTCGCCGCGATGAACGATGCGGCGGATGCCGCAAGGCCGTCGACGACGGCGACGACGGTCGCCTTGTGCGCGCCGAGCATGTTGAGGATGGCCATGGCCTCCCACACCTCGCCGCCGGGCGAGTTGATGCGGAGGACGATCTGCTCGACGGAGTCGGGAAGGGAGTCCAGCACGCGTCCGACATCCTCGGTGGAGATGCCCCACCATCCGCCCCACGAGTCGATGGGCCCGTACATGCGGATCGTGGCGACCGTCGCGTCGCCACCCTCGGCCGTCGGCGCGGTGACGGCGCTGAAGAACTGGGCCTTGCTCTCCGGGGGCTCCATCGAGCCCCAGAAGCGTCGCGGCTGATGCTCGCGGTCGCTGTCCTGTGACTTGCGGTCGGCGATGGCCGGTCGGATGTCGTTCATGCGGCCTCCTTGGCTGCTGGCGTAGCGGGCGCCTCGCGACGCGTTGTGAGGTCGGCGATGGGCAGGCCGAAGCGATCGCGCGCGAAGTCCTCGAGCTGGTCATCCGGTCGGACGGCGCCCGACTGGAGCAAAGACGCGAGCGACTGAGCGGTAACGGGCTGACGCTCGCCAATCTCCGCCGCCACGATCCGCGGGGCAGGCTCAGTCGGTCCCCAGTTCTTGTCGACGAGGTCCTCGATGACGTGTTGCTGGGTGACGTCGGCGATGTGCTGGGCGACTGCGTTCAGTGAGTCGGTGAAGAAGTTCGCGAACGTCGATCCCAGAGCCCAAGAACCGGTCTCGGTCCCGAGGTTCAGGAAGTGAGCCAGCACGGCGCGCGCGATCTGCTCGTCGTAGTAGCGGATGGGCTTATCGGTGTCGGGCAGGTCGCCCTCGACGCCCAGGAACTTCAGGAGCGCGCCGTTGGGAAGGGACGCGCCTGACGCCTCGCCAGCCCGCGCGTTCTTCGCGATGTCGAGACCGCGTTCGATCTCCGCCTTGGCCCACGCCATGATCTGCTCGTACGAGGCCCCGTCGGGCGGGGGCGCGCTCGTGTAGGTGGGTAGACCCAGGCCGTTCCGCTCTGCGGTGAGGGCCTGGATACGAAGGACGCGGTCTTTGAGCAGCCACATCTTGTAGGCGGACCGAAGGAGCGACTCACCGACCCAGTTCGCTCCTTCGCGCTCGTTCACGTAGGCGACCAGCGCGCTGACGGGGATCAGCTCCTCGACGTCGTACTGGTGGATGCCTTCCAGACCGCCGTCGCGAGCCACCTTGATGTCGCGGATGGTGCGAGGAGGACGCCACGCGAGTTTCGCGAGTCGGGTGCGACCTGTCGACTGGTCGTAAACCTGCTCAAAGAACGAATGCCCGTAGACGAGTTCCAGCAGAGCGAGCCGCAGGTGCTCCTTCCACGAGAAGCGCCCCTTCGTCCGCAGCGGCGCGACGGGCTTCTTCCCCTTGATCGGGAGGCCAAGGTCTTCAGCGATGAGCCGAGTGACCTCGTCGCGGCATCCGGTGCCGTCGATGGACCACTCCGTGCGCATGATCGGCAGCGTCACCGCGCGCACCACGGACTTGACCTGAGGGTCTTCCCGACGCATGCGGTCGAAGACGTTCAGAGACTGCGGCCACTGCAGGTCGCGGTTCGTCTCGTACGTGTCCTCGACGAGGCCCGACCACGATCGGACAGTGCTGCCCGTCTGGTATCCGATCTCAGCCACGGGACCTCCTCTCAGAACGCCGCGAAGGCGAGGTTCTCTTCGTCTTCTTCGATGTCCTCGCGAGCAATGAGCTGCGCGGCGGGCGGTGGGGGCGCGACCTGTTTCGGTGGAGGTGGCGAGAGCATTTCGAGGCCGTACAGCGCCTCGCTCTCGGCGACCAGGCCGGAGATGTCGACGGGCTTCGACTTGCGCCGCGACCACGCCTTGTTGTCGGCGTAGTCCATGACGACGCCGCCCTCGACCGCGGTGTCGATGTCGGGTTGCTCGATGACGACGAGCTGACGATCACGGACGCGGTCACGCATACGAGCGGTCGCGTGCGCGAACTGCCCGCCGTCGAGAGCGTGCACGACGAGCCCCGCTTCTTCGAGCAGGGGCGCGAACTCGGCGGCACGGCACCCTCGGCTCTGGACGACGACCTCGCGGTGACCGGACTTCTCGGCCAGCTCGGTCATGAACTTCGGCACCCACAGCATCCCGGTGCGCTTCACGCGCGTCGTGACGAACGGGCGGCCGTCGGTGGTGAGTACTGCGGCGGCCAGCCAGGTCATGTCGTCCTCGCTGGTGTCGAGCGCCCACACCGTGCGGGAGCCGCGGACGATGCTGATCTCGGCAGGCTGCACGCGGCGCGGCCGCCAGTCTCGCGGTGAGATGTACGACTGCACCTTGGAGGTGACCCACTGGCAGAGAACCTCGGTTCGGTAGGACGCCTCGAGCATGTCGCGGGCATCCTGGAGCACCATCTCGACGGTGATCTCGCCGTACCCGATGCTCGGGTTCGCCTGCAGGATCGCGTCGACGTCGTCGAGGCGACATCCGTCCGGCGCCGACCATTCGAACAGTGCCGACGTTGGCGCGGCCAGCTCGCCGTTGGCATAGGCCTCAAGCTCGTCGAGGCCTCGCGACAGCCAGTCCTCGATCTCTGCGATGCGAGTCTCGCGCTGCTTGCGAAGCACAACGGAGCGGACGTCGCCGGCGTTCGAGATGCCCCAGAGCTGGGAGTTGAAGACAGCCTTCGTGGTCTGGGCGACGGAGTCCCAGGCATCCCAGGTCTGCTGCTCGCGCATCTCGTCCATCAGCACGCGCGCGGCGGACTTGCCGCGGCCGCCCTTTCGGGATGCCGCGCGGACCTCGTAGTGGGCGCCGTTACGGAGGTAGATGCCGGGCTGGCCGTTCTTCCGCTGGAGCTTCTGCACGGCCTTCGCGAGGGACGGCACGTGCCCGTCGTTCTCGGTGTCGCACCAGCGTCCGGTGAGGTTCCAGACGTCTTGCGCGGTGTCTAGGTTCTGCGCGGTGCCGAGCACCTTGAACCGGAACGGGGGAAGGCGCTCCTCGAAGCGGTCAGCGTCAACGAACAGCCACCAGGCGGCGAGTACTGCGGCGAGCAGGCTCTTGCCGTTCTGGCGAGCGACGAGCACGATGACGCGACGGAAACGGAAGGTCCCGTCGGGGTTCAGCTCGAGCGCATGGATGAGCAGCCACTTCTGCCACGGGTACAGCGCCACGCGGAGGAACACCAGCGCGAACTCGATCACCTCGTAGCCGAGCGAAGTTTCCGGCGTCAGCGGGCGCAGCGGTCGCGTCCAAAGGCGAGGCTCCTCACTCCCCCGAAGGTCGGCGTATTCAGCTTGCGGATCCGCGGTTGCGGTTCTTCCAGTCGTCGAGGTCAACCGGGCCCTCCTTCGGAGGTTCGACCGCGGCCTCCGTGCTCGGGGGCGGGATCGACGCGTTCAGGGCGGCACGAGCGGCCGGCGTGGCGCCCAGCTCGCGGAGCCCGTTCCACAGGTGCGGCAGCAGGTACAGCGCCTTCGTCGCTTCGAGCGACGTACCGTTCGCGACGGCGTGGTCGATCTGGCGTGCCACCTGACGGCAGGACGCGATGAGCGCCTCGTCCGCGGCCGTCGTCGGGATCTCCTGCAGCGTGTTCTCGAAGGCGTCGGTGATGGCGTCCTTGACCCGCGTGGGCTCACCCAGCAGGCGCTGACGCTCCTGCATGAGCTTCACCACGCGGTCGGTCGCCGCGGCGTCGCCATTGATGGCCTTCTGCCAGTGCGCGCGGTGCAGAGCATCGATGCGCTCGAGGTCGACGATGCGGGCCGCCGTCTGGTCGAGCGCGACAGTGGATGCCGCGATCGCCTTCTGCACGGCCGTCTTCGCCTGCGTCACGGTGCACGAGAGCTGCACCGCGATCTGCTCGTACGGCACCGCGGCGCGAAACAGCGCGAACGCCTTCTTCTGGTCAGGCGCCGGCATCCGCGGTCCCGGTGAATTCGACAGGCACACCATCGCGGACGGGGACCGTCCCGGTGTGCTCCTGGAAGCGTCGGCAGATGACGTCGGCGTACGTCGGGTCCAGCTCGACGAGCAGTGCCTTCCGGCCGAGTCGGTGCGCGGCGATCATGGTCGACCCGGACCCGCCGAAGCCGTCGATGACCCACGCGCCCGGGGCGCACGAGTTCGTCAGCATTGCCTCGACGAGCTCGACCGGCTTCATGGTCGGGTGCACCGCCGAGCGCGACGGGCGCGCGATGTCGAACACGGTGGACGAGCGGTTGTCGCCGTGCCAGTGGTCGCCACCGCGACCGAGCCGCCCCGTGCCGTCGGCGGTGAAGCCGTAGGCGATGGGGTCGAAGTCTCGGGGCGCGGCGTCGCCGATGACACCCTCAGCTATGGGCTCGGACTGGTAGTGGTAGTCAGCGCGCGAGAGGACGAACCGGTCCTTCACCCACATCAGCGTCTGGCGGTACCGGATGCCGAGGCGCTCCATCGCCGTCTGCAAGGGCACGCGCAGCACGTCGGAGTGCGCGACGTAGATGGGCGCGCCGGGACGGCACACGGCCGCGGCGACTTCGAGGAAAGCCACGGACACGGCAATCGCGGCATCCGCGCCGTCGTTCTGGATGCGGAGGCCCGTGCCGCCCTTGTACTCGACGCCGTAGGGCGGGTCGGTCCAGCAGCAGTCGAAGGTGACGCCGGCGGCCGCGGCGCGCACGGCGTCGAGGTCGCCCGACGAGCCGACGAGCAGGCGGTGCTCGCCGAGGTGCCAGACGTCGCCCGCGCGCGAGATCGCGTCTGCCGGGTCCGGGCGGTCGGGCACGTCGTCGGGATCGGTCAACGACACGGGCGCCGACAGCTCGGCGATGAGCGCGTCCAGGTCACCCTGCGTGTAGCCGGTGCCGTCGAGGTCACCGACGGATGCCAGCGCGGCCACCAGGTCGGCGTCGTCGTACGAGCCGAGGTCCGCGAGGCGGTTGTCGGCCAGGACGATACGGGTCGCAGTTGCGTCGTCGACGTCGACCGTCGTCGCCTGCACCGACTCCCACCCGAGCGAGCACGCCGCGAGGAACGTGTGATTCCCCGCCAGGATCTCGTTCGCCCGCCCTGTGAGCGTCCCCACGTTCACGACGAGCGGGCGGTACTGCCCGTGCGCCGTCAGCGACTTCGCGATCTCCCGCACGTCGCCGCGCCGCGGATTGCGGTGGAACAGCGACAGCTCACCCACGGCAAACTGGACGACCTGCAGGCGGCTCAGCGTCGAATCGTCCACCAGATCACCGTCCTTTCGAGGGGTCGTGCGTGCGCGCGTGCGCGATGGGGGTACCCGTCAGCCCTGGGGAGAGAGGAAGCGACTCCGGAGGTCGCGTCCGTGGGGGTTGGGGATGCTGGATTTTCTGAGGGGGGCGGGTTCTGAGTCAGGCGCGGATGACTTCGGCGTGCTGGGAGGTCGCGAGGTTGGCGTACAGGGATGCCCAGGCGTCGGTGCCGCGGAGGATCGGGTCGACGGCCTCGTCGAGGTACAGGATGTCGGCGGCGTAGGCGCGGGCTCCCTGACGGTAGGAGCGGATGATGACCTCTCCCCCGGTGGTGGGGTAGCTGACGCTCTCTGCTCCGTTGGCTCGGCGGACGGTCATGTCGACGTCGGTCGGTGTGGCTTGAGCGATCTGCTCGAGCGCTTCCCGCGACGTCCTTACGTCCTGGGTGATCACGATGACCCGCTTCCCCTGCGCTGCATCCGCGCTGATCCCTGCTGCGGCGTATCGGTTCATCGCCCCTCCTTTGGGTGAGAGCGCCCCGCTACTCTGAAACCCCCGCCGCTGGGGCGGGTCCAACAGAGGGGGCAGACATGGCAGGCACGCTGATCATCACAATGCGCAAGGACAAGACGTGGGGCTGGGTGCTCTTCGGTGACAACGGCAGCGACATCATCGCGACCGACGGCAACCAGGGCTACGAGAACAAGGCCGACGCAGAAGAGATGGGCAAGAAGGTGATCAGCGGTTTCTATAAGGACGCGAAGGTTCTCTTCGACGTCCCGCGCCGCTGATCACCACCAGTCGGGGACCATCTCGCCGAGCCCGCCACCGTCAATCGCCCCGTTACCTCGGGTCTGGTTGCAGAGGGTATGGCTGTGCCGGAAGTTGTCCCAGTCCTCGTACAGCTCGGGATGCGTCGAGTACGGGTAGTAGTGATCGAGGTTATGCGACTCGGGAGTGGTGCCCGGGCCAGCGTCGTAGTCGATGCGGCCCTTGCAGATGTGGCAGTTCGCTTCCGGGTCGCCCTCGGCATCGAGGCGCTTCCCTTCATCGAAGAACTCCTTGCGGAGTTCGTGCATGCGGCGGCTGTCCGAGCGGGCCTTGACGACGCCGGGCCCGAGGATGGCGGTGTCGGAGTACTCGTCCATGGACACCTCCGAAGATGTGAGGGGCGCCGGCGCCGTGGTCGGTCCATCGGCGCCCCTCAGGGGGCAGCGCAGGTACCCGCACTTCCGAAGGTCGGGAGCATGGTGGGGTCCTTCGCGGGCAGGCAGCTCCCGCGTTGACGCTGGTCAGACACCGGCCGAGAGGAGTGGGGAGCCGCGTCCCTTTGCGCGCGCTCCCGGCGTCTCGAACCCTCGGCCGGTGGTCAGATGGCGACGTGGTCGCCGAGGTTGGTGGTGGCCGTCCGGCCGTCGGTGTCGATGACGACGCCCTCGAGCGGGTAGCCGTCACGCTCGTATCGGAGAATGTCGCCGACTCGGATGCCGGCGGCGTCGTGCTGGTACAGGACACGGGGTGTGGTCGTGTCGATCCAGGCGATGGCCGCGCGCGCCTGGCCCGCGAGCATGGGTGCGTCGATGTGGGGCGACGTGTCGAGCACGTCGGCGAGTTGGTTGAGGCCCGCGCGGTCGCGATCGTTGGTCAGCCGGGCGATGTTCGCTCGGTTCACGGCGACGAAGTCGCGATGTCGGGGGTCGCGGATAGGCTCCACGGCAGCCCTCCGATCGATGGGAGTCGATGGTGGGTCAGACCCCGATCGGCGTTGGCGCGCTGGTCGGGGTCGTCTTGGTTCGGGTGGGATGGCGAAGGCCCCGGAGCGGGTGTGCTCGGCGGGGCCTTCGGTGTGGTGTCCGTGTCAGACACCTTGCTAACCATGAATGTAGGGGCGGCAAACGGGACGGTGTCAACATCATTCTGAAATTGGGTATGAGGCGTGCTGTGCGACTGCCTCCGCGGCTCGTTTCGCGCGAAGGCGTTGCTGGTGCACGGGATCGTTCTTGAGCCTCTGTCGCCACCAGGCGAGCAGCACGGTCAGCTCGACGACACGGACGCGCTGTCCGTCGCGGACCTCCCACCCCATGCGCATGCCGTTGAGTCGCCAGTGGCGGATCGTGCGACGCGAACGCTTCACCCGCGTGGCGGCCTCCCGGTAGGTGAGAGTCGGCATCCGCTACCCGCCCGCCAGGTCGGCTCGTCGAGCGGCTTCGCAGTCCCTGCACTCGACCGCACCCCAGTCGCTCGTGACCTTCGCACCGCTGGCCTTCCGTCCGCAGTAGCCGCGGCCCGTCTCCGTCGTGCTCGCGCACACCCGGGACGAGTCCGGTGTAGACGAGAACGGGACCGTGTGACCGCGGCGGTCCTGCGCGATCGGTCCCGCGCTCACTGCCCGTCCTCTGGCCGGTGGTGGCAGACCTGGCAGGCGCGGATGAGCACGGGCCCGTCAGGGCTGTCCTCCCAGTCGACCGTGACGCCGGCCTCCCCGCAGAGCTCGCATTCGGTGGGGAGGGCGCGGCGGACGGTGCCGGTGTCGAGCCGGGTGCGGGCCCGACGGATGAGACGGAACAGGTCACCTTCCTTCTCGGCAAGGTCGGTCCAGTCGAGGATGTGCTCGACCCACGCGGCCATCCATTCGTTCGCGGCGAACGCCCACTGGCGCGCGAGATCCGGCTCGTCGGGGAGCGTCGGCGGCAGGGCGGGCGCTTCGACGCCGAGGCGGGATGCCGCGACGGTGAGGTAGGCGCGGAGCGCGTTCCAGACGGCGGCCGCGTTGCGGGACTCGGGTCCGTCGACGACGGGCATGTTGTCGATGAACCCGCCGCCGGAGACGCGCTCGCGGAGCTGCGCGGCGCGGAGCCGCTGGGGCGCCATGGCGATAGTGCCGACGGCCTGGACGACGTTGGGGAGCTGGTCGACGTGCCAGAAGTACTGAGCCTTCCACTCCTCAAAGCCGCGCTCCGCCGCTTCCTGGTCGGTGAGCAGCCCCTCGACGTCGTTCACGCGGCCGCCTTCAGGTGCGCGACGAGCTCGACGCCGCACAGCGGCTCGTGCTGATAAGCCAGCGGGCCCGTCCCGCACGTGCACCCGTCGACCTGCTCGACGAGGGCGTCGCCGTGGACGCTGAGCGGCGACCGGCGGAGGCCGAGCCCGCCCTTCCACGGCACGGGCTGATCCAGGGCGCGCGGGTTCGCGAGCACCAGGTGGTAGCCGGCGCGCTCGCTCCACTCGGAGCAGACCTTCCAGTCGCCCTCGTCGTCCTGCTGCATGCAGTCGAGAGCGGCGTGCACGTCGACGAGGTCGACCACGCCGATGATGTGTCCGAAGTGGGCCCACATCGGGCTGAGCGGCCGGTAGAAGTACCCGAGCGCCTTCATCGCGGGCGAGCCGGCCCACGCCTGGCGGAAGGTCGGGTTTTCCCATCCGGCGTCGTCCTCGCGGAGGGCGACGTGGATGGCGACAGGGCCGCGGTAGCTTCCCGCGAGGTTGCGGGTCCGGTTTTCGACGGTCTTGCCGCCGTGGATGATCGCCCACGCCCACGGCTGGCGAACGGTCAGGACTCTCATGCTCTTCCCCTCCTCGCCGGGGCGAATTCGCAGTGCAGCGCGAACAGCTCCGGGTTCTTCCTGGTGTGCTGGAAATCGGTGCGCCATGCGGCCACCTCTTCCGGTCGAGTCCGCGTCCTGAGCTGCACGGTCTTGGTGGAGCACCCGAGGTCCTCCGCGATCCACGAGGCCGGCAGCCCCTCGTCCCGAAGCGCCTCCATGCGGTTCTTCGCCGCGCTCGTCATCGGGCCGCTCATGCTGCGAGGGCCAGGGTCGAGCGGACGTCGTAGCCGAGGGACTCGACGCACGCGGCGATGATGTCGCGCGCGGCGTTCGGGGTGACGGCGTTCCCGGCCATGCGGACCTGCTCGCGCTTGTTGCCGAGCAGGACGTATGCCGACGAGAAAGCCATGCCGCGCTTGATCTCGTCGGGCTCGAGCATGCGGAACTCGGCGTCGTAGACGAGCTGCCAGATCTCGTCATCCGTGAGCGTCGTCTCGACGACGCTCGCCTGCTCGCTGTCGATGAGCGACTGATGGCCGCCGGTCGTCAGCGTGCGCAGGGGCTCTGCGGCCGCGGTGGTCTGCCAGCCGGATCGGTCCGGGCCGCCGTTGTTGCGCATGACGAGCGCGTGATGATTGCCGGATGCCGCGACCGTGTCGATCGGCTCGGCGGAGGTCTTCGCGGTGCCGTGGTTCCGGAGCGGGACGACGAGCGACTGCGAGACGGTACCCGCGACGACCGTCTTCATCGGATCCGTCGTCGGCGCCGCGGTGCCGTGCGTGCGCAGCGGAACGAGCAGGCCGGTCTCGTTCCTCGTCGACTGCGTTCGCAGAGGCGCCGACGTCGACCGCGCCGTCTTGCCGTCGCGTCCCTCCATCGGGATCAGAAGAGAGTGCACGCCGGATGCCGTGAGCGCGCCGATCGGTTCGGTGACCGGTTTCGACATCTGCCCCTGATCACCTCGAGCGGTCATGTTGCGCATGACGAGCGGTGGGGCGGCGAGGAACTGCGAGCCCGCCGCGGTGATCGATCCGATGGGGTCCTCGACCGCGCGGGCGGGTGTGGTGTTCCCTTCGCCGCGGACGATAAGTCCTTTCGACGACGTCGTGTGCAGGGTGCGCAGCGGCTCGTCGGCGGGCCACACCCGGTAGTAGGCGTCCGGGTCTTCGTGCTGCGGATGCCGCGGGCTGGTCGCGTCGTACGTGTTCCCGGCGGCCTCGATGACGAGCGGCTTGACCCAGTGTCGGCGCACGCCGTGGAAGGTGCGGAGCATCGTCTTCTCGGCGAGCTCGTCCATCCCGAGCGTCTTGCGGTCGCCGATGCGGATGCCGCGCTTCGACCAGTCAATGATGGTGTCGGCGCCGGCCACTGCGGGGAACACCTCCGTGTTGCAGGAGACGTGCGGGCAGCGGAGCGTGTACTGCGCGCCGTAGGTCTTCATGGGCGACCCCTTCGGCTTGAAAACCTGGGCCGAGCGGATGAGGCCGTGCTCGGGGCAGATCGCCTCGGGCCGGATCCAGGAGTCGAAGTCGGGACGGCGGTTGCCTGCCTTCCAGAAGACGATGTAGACGCGATCGCGCGACTGTGGGGCTGCGGGTCCGGCGCCGGCGGCGTGCATGCTGTTGAGCCAGATGACCTCGTGGAGGTAGCCGAGGTCGTGCATCGCGCGGAGCCATGCGCCCCACTGAACGCCCTTCACGACGCGGGGCACGTTCTCGACGATCACGATCTCGTATCCGTGGTGCGCGGTGAAGCGGGGCACGTCCCACATGCCCATTCGGGAGCGGTCGGCGGCCTCGTTCGGGACGCTGTCGCCGAAGAAGTCCCACGCGAGTTGACCGTCGGGGAGCTTCTCGCCGCGCGCCTGCGACCAGTACGTGCACTCGGGCGAGAACCAGCCGATGGTGGTGCGGGGGTAGCGGGCGGGGTCGGCCTTGTTGATGTCGGCCTTGTCGTGGTCGGTGTCGGGGTGGTTCGTGTTGTGGGTCGCGATCGCGAGGTCCCAGTGGTTGACGGCCATGGCGACGCGGACGCCGACGGCGACGGCGCCCGTCGACGAGCCGCCAGCGCCGCAGTAGTAGTCAGACATCGTGACGTCGCTGGTTCCGATTCGAGGGGTCATGCTGCGTTCCATTCCTGGTCGAGCAGGTCGAAGAGCGTTGGGACGCCCTGCTCGCGGTCGTGGCGCTCGAGGTAGACGAGCGAGTCGGCGACGGATGCCGGGTTCAGCTCGGAGCCGTAGCCGCGGCGGCCCTGGCGGACCGCTTCGAGCACGGTGGAGCCGAGCCCGCTGAAGGGGTCGTAAACGAGGTCGCCGGGGTTCGAGTAGGTGCGGATGAGGCGGCGCGGGATGTCAAGCGGGAACGGGCAGATGTGGTTCTCGACGGCGCGACGCTTCTGCTCACCGTTCAAGGTCTCGATACGGAGGATGTCGTGCCAGACGTTCGGCGCCGGCGAGCCGGGCACGAGCGCGGCGAACGTGCCCGGGAGCGCGTTGGCAGCCAGCATCCGCTCGGCGAGAGCGACGTGCTGCTCGTGGTCGTAGACCGACCGCAGCGACTGCTCGGTGAAGAGCTTGGTGCGTGCCCCGGGCGAAAGCGCGGCGATCTCGTCGAGCGAGAGCAGCCGGTCGCCGGATGCGCGCCAGTCCGCTGCCGCGTCGATCTGCCACCGGCCGACGGAGTACTGCGCGCGGTCCTTGACGACGCGGACGTCGCCCCAGCCCTTCGACCTGTCGCTCTGCGGCTTGTGGAAGAGCAGCACGTACTCGGGTGAGCCGACGCCCATCGGCGTGTGGTCGCGGAGCATCTTGGAGTACGCGAGGCGGTAGGTCTGGTTGTTCTCGCGGACGACGTCGGTGGTGACGGTGATGGCGCCGTAGTAGTCGAACCCGTGCTGCCGGTAGTGCGCGATCGCCTCGGCGTGCAGCTCGCTGACGGTGTAGACGCCGGCGCCCGTGACGGAGCCGAAGAGCTGACGGTCCTTCACGTGCACGGCGAGGATCCGGCCGGGCATGAGCGCGCGGTACAGCGACGGGGTGAGGTAGTCCATCTGCCACCAGAAGTGGGCGTTGTCGTCGGTGTGGCCGAAGTCGGCGTAGTTCGGGGAGTACTCGTAGTGGTTGCCGAACGGGATGCTGGTGACCATCAGGCCGACGGAGTCCGCCTCGAGGTGGTCGCGGGCTTCGACCACCGAGTCGTTCAGCGCGATCGTCCAGTCCTTGCCGGTGTGGGCCTGGCGCTCAACCCCCATGGCGCGGGTGAGCTCGGCGGAGATCGCGGATGCTGAGAGGCCGAACTCGCGGAGGACGTCGGACATGGTGTCGGTGAGGCGGTCGTCCTCGGCCCACTTCGTTTCGAGCACGGCGCGCACCTCGGACTCCGTCTCGGCGTAGATCAGGTGCACGTCGCACTCCTGCGTCTGGCCGAAGCGGTGGATGCGGTGCACGGCCTGGACGACCTGCTCGTACTTATGGGTAATGCCGACGAACACGGCCGTGCTGCATTGCTGCAGGTTGAGGCCGCGCCCGAGCTGGACGGGCTTGCCGATGAGTGCGTAGGTCTCCCCCGCGAGCCAGGCGCCGAGCTGCTGCTCGATCTGGTCGTCGGTGAGGCCGCCGTGCACGGACGAGTAGCTGAGGCCCTCGTCGGCGAGAGCACGCTCGAGCGCGGTCTGCTCGTCGTTCAGGTCGCACCACAGGAGGATCTGGCCGGGCAGCGGGCGACCGAAGTGCTCACGCACGATCGCCATGGCGCGGGCGACGCGGGCGTCGAGGGTGCGGCGCTTCTCGCGCGCGGCGTCGACGAGCGACATGGCGCCGCCGCGGACGAGCACACCCTGGCCGTCGCGCTCGACCTGGTCGGAGAGGATCCCGACCTGCACCTCCTCCCAGTGCACACGAAGCTCGGGGAGCGCGTAGCCAGCGTCGGAGTAACCGAGGTCGGACGGCCGCTGGAGGAAGCATGCCCAGGTGTTGAGCCACAGCCAGAACTCGCGGCGCTTGTGCGGGTAGAGGGTGAGGTTCCCGGCCTTGGACGAGTCGCGCTGGAAGAACCGGGTCAGGGCGGCGCCGGTGTCCATGATGCCGAGGAATCCGGCGTAGTGGATCAGCTCCTTGTGCCGGTTCGGCGACGGGGTGGCGGTGGCGACGAAGCGGAACGGGACGTTGGCGAAAAGGGGCAGGAACCGCTGGTAGGTCTCGGAGCCGAAGGAGCGGAGTACTGCGGCTTCGTCGAGAGAGACGGCGGTGAACAGGTCGACGTCGAGCTTCCCGTCGCGCACGGACTCGTAGTTGGTGACGTAGAGGCCCTGCCAGTCGGGGTCGACATCGGCGGTGGTTCGGACGAACCGCACCTCGAGGTCGAGCAGCTCATGGCCGTCGCGGACGATGTCGAAGCGGACGCCGAGCGGGGCGACGACGAGCCCGCGGCCGCCGACGCGGTCCACGATGAGGCGGAGTACTTCGAGCTGCATGACCGACTTGCCCATGCCGTAGCGGGCGAAAATGGCGCGGCGTCCGCCGGCGACGGCCCACTTCACGACGTCGGCCTGGTGCGGCTGGTACAGGTCGTGGCCGGGTCGGAAGATCGGCGACAGGTCAGCGTCGTCGACGTCGAACCCGAAGGACCTGTCGAAGGCGACCTTCTCGCGCAGGAAGGCGTCGTAGTCGAGGCTGCCGTCGTTGCCCGTGTTGAGGGTCAGGAGGGCGTTCATGTCTGCTCCACGTGGTGGTGGTCGGACCGCCATAGGTCGATGACCTCGCCGATCTCGGATGGGAGGAAGCCGGGCACGGCCTTGCCGCGGTATTCGGTGATGGGGGCGGATCCGAGTCCCAGACCCCGGAAATGCTCGAGGTCCTTCGCGGCTTCCGGGGCGGTCAGGTCGCGCGACTCGAACGGGACGCCGGCGGCGGTGAGTGCTGCCTTGACGGCGATGCACTGCCCGCAGATGGGCTTGGTCCACACGGTCACGACCTTCATGGCTGCACCGCCCGAGCCCATCGGTGGCACTCGCACGTGCACCACGGCACCGAGCACGACCCCGACGAGCCGACCCCGCACATGGTGGCGTGGCCGCCAGGGAAGCCTCGCTCCGTGCGGGGCGCCTCAGGCAGGTCGATGTCGAACTCGTGCTGCGCTGCCCTGTCGGCCCGCTGAGCGTGCGTTTCGGCGGCCGCGTTCTCAGCATCCGTCGCGGCCTCCACGAGACGCTGAGCGAGAGCACGCGCCGTCTCCGGGGCCATGTGCGTCCGGTGCTCGCCCGTGTGCGGGAAGGTGACCAGTTCGACGGTGCCGTCGTCGGTCCAGTCGGCATCCGCGATCGGTACCGTCTTCGTCTCCTGGAGGATCACAGTCCCAACCCCTCTCGGATGTCCTCGCGGAGTGTTCCGTCGAGGTTGAAGGAGGCGATGCGGGCCTGACGGCCATCAGAACCAAAGTCCTGCCATCCCGCGAGGGCGATCGTGTTGGCGATTCGCTGTTGTTCGACAAGAGCGAGCGTCGCGTGCACCTGAGCGATAGCTGCGATCGCGGATGCCACGTCATCGGCGCCGGTCTCGAGCGCGTCGTCGGCGCTCGCGATGTCGCTCTCCGCGGCCGCCACGTGGTCGATGCGTTTGGTCATGACTGCTCCCATCCGAGGGCGGCGCGCACGTCGGCGCGGCGCCGGTTCTTGTCGTCGACCGCGGCCTTCGTGGTCGGGTTCGAGTACTCCTTGCCGTCGTGCTTCAGCACCGCGGCCGGGAGGGCGAGAGCGGTGAGCTGGCTGCTGAGACGGATCTGCGCGGTGAGGTCGTCGATTGCCTCAACCTGGGTGCGGCGCGGGGCGGCCATCAGAACTGCTCCCCCGAGTTGCCGGGCGTGTTCCAGCCGCCGCCGGACGCCTGCTGCGGCGCCTCCCGAACGACCGTGCCGACCGAGTTCGCGCGCACCACGGTTCGCCGGACCTGCTTCCCCGTCTCACGGTTCTCGTAGGAGGCGTCGCGTTCCTCCCCGAGGACGATGACGAGCGTTCCGCGCGCGAGCTGCGCCAGAGCATTCGGGGCATCCCACGACTCGACGTCGTGCCAGAGGGTGAAGTCGTCCTCCCACTGGTTCGTCTCACGGTTGAACTTCCGCTTTGTCTCGGCGACGCTGAACGTCGCGACGTGCTTGCTGCCGGCGGCGCGGACCTCGGGCACTCCCCCAAGTCGGCCGACGATCGTCTTCACTGCCATGTGCTGTCTCCTCCGTTTGCGTCGACGAGCGTCGACGGTGACCATGCGCGTGACACCACGCGGGAGAAGGTGCCCTCCCACTGCAGCGACATGCGCCCTTGCTGCCCCTGCCGGTTCTTGGCGATGTCCAGGTCGAGCCGGGACGGGGCGTTCTTCTCGTCGCGGTGCAGCAGGATCACTGCGTCCGCGTCCTGTTCGATGGCGCCCGACTCGCGCAGGTCCGCGAGCGTCGGGCGGTTGGACTTCCGTGCGGTGGATCCGCGGTTGAGCTGCGAGAGGGCGATGACGGGCACGCCGAGCGACTGCGCGAGCAGCTTCAGTGCGCGCGAGAACCCGGCGACCTCGATCTGCCGGGACTCGACCCGCTCCCCCGACGTGAGCAGCTGCAGATAGTCGACGACGACGCCGGAGAGACGCTGGCCCTTCGGCGCGCGGCGGGCGACGGACCGGGCGAACGCGCGGACTTGCGTGATGGTCGCCACCTCGTCCGACGTGGACACGAACAGCGGCGTGTCAGCGATCTGCCCGCGGACCATCGCGACGTTCTGCCACGACGCCTTCGACACCTCGTGGTTCACGAGCGAGTGCAGCGACACCTGAGCGAGCTGCGACACCCAGCGCGACATGATGTCGTCCCTCGACATCTCGAGCGAGCAGAACGCGACGGGCCCCTCCTTCGCGAGGCGCAATGCCATCTGAAGGCCGAGGATCGACTTGCCCTGGCCGGGGCGCGCGCCGACGACGTACAGCCCGCCAGCTCGGAGCCCGCCGAGGTGGTTGTTCACCTCCCACCACGGGGTGGGGACGTACTTCGGCTTCTGCTCCAACCCCTCGACGAAGTACGAGAGGTAGTCGCCGAACTGGCGCACGGACACCGCGGCGTTGGCGCCGATACCGTCGACCTTTTCGCGGGAGAGCTCGACGGCCTCGAGCGCACCGATGCCCGTGTCAGCGGCGATGTGCGCGATGTTCGTGCCGACCTCGACGAGGCGTCGGCGGATGGCGTGCTGGTGCACGATGTCGCCGTAGTACGCACCGTTCGCTGCCGTCGCGACGTGCGACGTCAGGTCGTGGACGTATGCGGCATCCAGAGTCCCTTTCAGCTCCCCGGCGGCGAGCAGGTCGTCCACCACGGCGACGACGTCGGTCGGGGCGTTCGAGTCGTGAAGGCGGCGGATCGCGCCGAACACCGTCTCGTGCTTCGGGTCGTACATGTCGCCCGGCTCCACCACGGCGAGCACGTCATCGAGCACGGCTGTCGACAGCATCGCTGAGCCGAGCACCGCGCGCTCTGCGGCGAGGTCGTGCGGGATCCTGAGGTCACTCACCGGGCACCACCACTCCCAGCTCGCGCAGGACACGAGCCGGACGCTCACCCGCCTCTACGCGGGCCTGGAACTGTTCGGGGTTCACGCCATGTGCGGAGAGCCATGCGGGGCCGTCAGCGGGGCGCACGGCGTTAGCCGGGGCCACGTCCTCGACGATCCCGATCACGTCGGACGGCATCAGCATCTGAGCCGACCCGCGGTAGTGGACTCGGACCGCATCGACAGCCGCGCCGATTGGCACGTCCGAGAGAACGGTCGACCACTCGATCGCCATCTGCGCGAGATCCTCGGGCGCGCGCCGGAATCGTCCGTCGAGCAGCGCAGCCTTCGTGAGCAGCACAGTCGCTTCCTGAGCGTTCACGCGGACACCTCCCAGAGGGTGCGCGCGACGCCGGCCGAGCTGATCGGCTCACCACAACTTCCACAGAGGCGCGGCCTCCGCGGCCGAGACGGCATGTTCCAGCCGCCACGCGGCGGACGCTCGGCGATCACGCGGAAGCCGGCGGCACGCAGCGAAGCGCCCGACTCCCCCGCCTGTGTGTAGGTGATGAGTCGCTCGTAGCCGAGGGCCTTCGCGAGACGCCACCCGTTCCGCGACAGCATGCTGTTCGCGTTGCGGGTGCCGTCGGTCGCCGTGCGCAGGAGTTCGACGGTCGAGACGTCGCCGGAAGCAAGCGCCCGAGCGACGGGAAGGCCGACGATGCCCACGCCGACGAGTACGTCGTCGACGGCGGCACCGAACTGCGCGATCCAGGCGGTCGGATCGAAGTGGTGACGGTGGTGATCGAGGACGAAGCGACGAGCATCCGCGCGAGACACCGGGACGATGCGGAGGCTCATGCTCCTACCGCCAGACGTTCGTGCTCAGCCAAGATCTCTGCAGCACGGCGACCAGCGTCGACGGCCGTCAGCTTCTGCTCACGCGGCGCTGGCAGCTCGTCGGCCCAGCCCTCACGGTTCAGCCACGTCGACGGATGCGGGATGAACTGCTGCTCGGGACGGCCCGGGTTGTCCCGGTACGCGATCGCACCGGCCAACACCGTCTCGCCCGACACCTTCTTCACCGCGGCATCCCATGCGCGGCGCGCGACAGGTTTCCCGACCTTCCTCGGCCAGGCCGCCCAGAAGTCCTCGAACGACACCGCCGCGAGCAGTTCGATCGCGCCTTCTGAGAGATGGTCTTCTTCCAGATGGTCTTCTTGAGGACTGGTGTTCTTATAGGCGACGGATTTTCCGCTAGCGGTTGATCCGTTAGCGGATGACCCGTCAGCGGTGGATCCACCGTGAACGGAAAACCCGTCACCGGTCGCCGGGTCATGCAGCTCGTACTCCACCTCGCCGAAGCGGCCACGGTCCCCGCGGGTCTGCGAGACCACGAGATAGCCGGCATCCTTCAGCTCGACGAGCGCGGACTTGATCGCGTCGCGCCCCTCGGTGCCCGCGCTCTGCAGGCCCGACACCGACACGTGCCAGCCGACTCGGTGCGACATGATCTCGACCAGCAGGCCCCGCGCCTTGCGCGACAGCCTCTCGTCGCGCGCCCAGGCGTTAGGGACCTGAGTGAACTGCCCCTCGAACTCGAGGTGCGTGCGCCTCACGCCCATGTCTTGCTCTCCACTTCGATTGCGCGGCCGCTCTCCGTGAGCAGCCACCAGGTCTTGTCGTTCCTCTGCACCCGCACCTGAGGCGGGTCGAACTCGGCGCCCCGGCCAAGGCGTGAGATCAGCACGCCTCGCTCGAGCGCGACGTCCCGGTTCGTCTCGGCGTCGCCGTGGCATCCGGTGGTCCCGGATCCGCAGAGCGTCAGCGCGTTCGCGGCTGAGGCGAACACCTCCGCGCCGCGTCCCTTCACGCCGCCGGCGCCGCGCGGCTTCCGGTGATGCATCGACCAGCCGATGCCGCGGTCCTCGAACCGGAGCGGCGTGCGGCAGAGGAAACATGCCGCCCCGTCACGTTCGAAGAACACGAGCCGCGCCGTGGCGGCCGAGAACTCACCCGCGGCCATCAGGCACCTCCGCCGAGGCCCTGCGCGGTGGCGCGGTCGACGGCGCGCGAGTCGGCGCGGTCAGTGCGGTGGTTGTCGAGCGCCGCGTCGAGCGCTTCGAGGAACTTCCTCATGGCGCGCTCACGCTGCTCGGCGACCAGATACGTCAGCTTCAGCTCGTACAGCTCCGCCTCGGCCATGTGCTCGGCGAGCCCGAGCGTGATCTTCCGCTCTTCGAGCGCAGCCTTCTCGGTGATCTCGACGACCCGCTTCGACCGCGTGACCTCGTACTCGCCCTTCGCGTCGCCGAACACCTTCCCCGCCGTGCGCAGCTCCCACGCGAAGTCGAACCGGAGCGCCACGATCCGCTGCCCGTAGGTAGCGCCCGGGCCCAGGTCGGTGATCGTCTTCGCGAGCTTTTGGTGCAGCGCGTCAGAGCCGTCGACCTCGAGGCCGATGATGCTGCGCAGCGTCGCCGCGACGGCGGGGTGGATGGTGTTCACGCTGCCGTCGCCCCCGAGATCACGTGCACGCGCTCCGTCGACCGGAACGTGTACAGAACGTGGCGATCGTCGTCAGTTCGTGCACCGATGTAGACGTGGTCTGGTGCGCCGTTCGCGCGCTTCGTGGTAATCACGGCCTCGCCGTGAGCCGCGCGCACGCGGTCACCGATATGCAGCAGGCGAGCCTCGACCGGCCCCGGGATGAGACCGGCGAGGATCCTGCCGTCGGTGTGCGACTGACCCCACTCGACGCCAGCACGGAACGCGTCCGCCTCAGCGAGTCGCTGCCGCTCGGTGTCGGCGCCGAAGTTGAGCGGCGTCCAGAGGTACTCGCGAACCCCGTCCTCGACGGGAGCCGTCAGCGCGCTCATGCCGGCACCTCGGCGGTGGGCCAGTTGTGCACCGGCTCGCCCGCGGGCTCGTCGACGACTTCGGCGTCCACGACGTCCTCTGCCGTCTCCGGCAGCCGCTCGCGCAGCTCCCAGAGGTACGCGCCGAGTGCGCGGCCGTCGGCGATCATCACGTCGAGGTCGCCTGCGGCCTGGGCCTCGGCGTAGACAGGGCGCAGCTCGTCACGAGTGCGCGCCGCGTTGGCCAGCGCGAGCCAGTCCTTCGACGGCTGCCGAGCCTGAGCGGGTTCAGGCGCCGGCTCCGGCGCGGGAGCAGACGACGACACGGGCGCCGACGCACGCGAGGCCGCCTGGTTCGGACTGGATGCCGGACTCGCCTGGTCCATCTCTTCAGCGGAGTAGAGGCCCGACAGGTCCTGCGGGAACGCCTTCCGGAGCGCGAGCATCTCGGCGCACTTCCCGAGCATCAACGCCGGCATCTTCTTCCAGATCGGCGAGCCGGCGTTGTAGGCATCCCACGTCGCTACGGCGTACAGCGGAGCCTGAAAGCCCGCCCGGTAGACGCCCACACGCGCCGCGGCCGGATTCTCCTTCGACAGCCACACCTGGGTCCAGGTCACACCGTCGGCGGTCCACTCGACGGGCGTCTGGCCCTGATACTGCTTCGACCGCTCGGCGACAAGGCGGGCGCCGTCGATGCTGATCTGCGTCGTCCACTTCCCGCCGCGCTCGATGCAGTAGATCTGGCGGGCAATCGGGTCGAGCCCGGTGCGGTGGCAGTGCGACAGGAACGCTTCCACCACCGGGCGCGGCGCGAGGTTCTTCTGGTTGCCACGGACCTGCACGAGCCCCGCCGCCTCGACGAGCGCTCGCTCTCGGTCGTTCCACTGCGAGTCGTCGCCGCTACGCGGAATCGCCAGCTCAGTGCCGCTCATGACTGCTCCTTCGTCGTCTTGACCTCAGTGACGGTCAAGCTCGGCTTGGACGTCACCGGCTGATCGGTGGTTGTGGTGTGCTCGGCCAGGCAGCCGGCCCAGTACTTCTCGACCTCGGCGAGCTGCGTGCGCGCCGCCTCGACCGCCGCCCACGCGACCGGGTGCGCCTTCTGCGCGCCCTCGAGGTCGACGACCGGCTTCTGCTCAACCGACTCGACCGGAGGAACCCACGTGACCTGCGCGGCCGACGAGCGCTGCGACAGCTCGCCGCGGTTTGCGAGCTCGGCCTGGAGCTTCTTCCAGGCCGTCTCCTTCTTGCGCTTCCCCGCGGCCTCTTCCCGCCGACCAGCGAGCACGTCGATCGCGAGCACGTCGAGCACCGGATCCACGACCGGCGCCGTCACGTTCCCGGCCTCGACCTCGGCGCGCTTCTTGTCGAGCGCGGTGAAGAACCGCTTAGCGATCGTGATGAGGCGCTTCGCGAGGGCCTCGTCGAACTCGATCCAGTGCTCGAACTGACGGCCCGCCTCGAAGCCCGTCTCGGGAGTACCGAGGCGCTCTTCCCAGATGAAGAGGCAGCGGCGCGCGCCGGCGACGAGCATCGCCCACGTCATCTGCTCGAGGTACCCGGTCCGCTCGAACGTGGGCGTGCCGGGCGTGAGGTCATGGCCCGACGTCTTGTACTCGCCGAGCTGCAGCGCACCGTCGAAGTCGGCGCCGACGCCATCCGGGGATGCCAGCCAGCGGCGGTTCTCGGCGTGGTGGAAGACGCGGGACTCGGGCAGGATGCCGCGGCGCTCGGCGGCGGCCGCGAGAAACGGTTCGCGCAGCTTTCCCCACTCGGTGTAGGCGTTGCCGTTGAACGTGTCCTCCTTGAGCCCGAGCTTCAGGTCGACCAGCTCGCCTTGGCGCTTCTTGCCCACGGCGAGACCCGCGACCTCGGTGGCGGTGAGGCCGGTGAGGCGCTCGGCCAGCCACGCGGTGCGATCGGTGTCGGACGCCCCAGCACGGGCCATCAGTGCCGCCACGGAGGGCGGGGCGAAGACGGATGTCGTGGTCATGGGTCAGGCCTCTCGCGTCCAGAAGTCGGGGTCGTTCGCAGGGTTGATGCCTTCGCCGCCGTCGTCCGGCGGGAACTCCGCGACCATCGCCGCGAAGGAGTCGAAGACGGGCAGCTCGGGGTAGTTCCTGGCCAGGAGCCGCCGCGTGCCGACGGAGACGTCCGAAGGGACGTGCAGCGCGACGATGCGAGCCTTCGAAGCACGGAACCCGCGGGTGCCGATGACCGTCTCGCCGTAGGCCTCGACGACTCCCATTACGCGACCGGACTCGTAGTAGTCGTTGGAGCCCTCGTAGTAGCCGTAGAAACCGTGGGGGCACTCGGCCAGGGAGTGGGCGGGACGCTGGGCCTCACGCAGGGGGCCCGGCTCTCGACCCATCAGGTACGCCATCGGATCCGGTCGCTGCATGCACCGCGCGACGTTCTCCCCCGGCATCCAGACCGTCGCGAACGCGACCCCGACGAGACGGCCGAGCTTGTCGACATCGAACGAGCGCGTGCCCGTTACGACACCGGCAGCGAACTCGCGGGTACGGCCGTCGAAGTCTCCTGCGGGGCGAACACTCGGCTTGGACACCTGCGGGACGCTGGCCGTGATGCTGGGGACCGAGCCGAGCAGAGCACGACGAAGCACTTCCTCACGGGCCCGCTGGTAGTAGTTGGGGTTCGACGGGCCGAAGATGCCACCGCCGCTCATGCCGGCACCGGCTCTTCCACGGGCGCCTCGGTGGTGGAGGGCGCCGTCGCCGGAACCTCCACCGGCTCCAGCTCGATGTGCTTCAGGGGCTTTCCGATATCGCCCATTGGTGTTCCTCTTTCGGTAGATGACGTGCAGTGCGATCGATGTGATGAGGGCGACGGCCGCGATGAGCGCGAACCCGACGCCCGCGGAGGGGTTCCCGGGGAACCCGATGAGGTACGCGCCCACCGCCAGGGCCGCCTCGCCCACCGCGACGTAGCCGCAGTAGCGCGCCCACCAGCGGAGGCGACTCATCAGTCGTCCGCTTCCGGGATGTCCAGTGCGTCCTGGCCGGTGCGCTTCTTGTACGCGGCGTCGCGGAGCTTGATCGCCGCCGCCGACGACTTCTCGTCCCACAGCGGCTCGAGGTGCTTCATCGCGACGACGGGCCACTCCTCCCCCGCGCGACGCTTCTCCATCACCTCGTCGACGGAGAACGTGACGACGGCGACGATCTGGTCACCGGGCGCCATCTCGATGAGTCGGTCTTCGACACCGAAGAGGCCGTTGGCCTGCTCGGCGGGTACCCCGCGCTTGAACGCGGTGGGCTTGATCTCGGTCATGCTGCTGTTCCTTCCTCGACGACGGGAGCCGTCTCGCTGACCGACGGCACGAGGACCGTGACGCCGGAGATCGGGGTGATGGTCACGTGCACGCCAGGCGCGGCGCCGTACACCTTGGAGGTGTGCGCCTCGACGACGCGCGAGTCGTCGGGCCAGACGTTCCCGGCCTCGGTGATGCCGTCGAACACCGCGCGCAGGAGCTTGTCCAGGTCCGGCGGGACGGACGGCAGGTCGCGCTTCACCGACGGCGGCTTCGGCATCACGAACGCGGCATCCACCCGGCAGGGCCCGTCGACGGGACCGCGGAACGCGAAGACGCTGAACGCGACGCGAGCGATCTGCTGCCGCCACGGGTGCAGCAGCGCCTTGTTGTCGTCGACGATCTGCACCATGGTCGAGCCCTTGGGCGAGAAGCCCTTCTTCGAGCCCTGCGGGATCGGGATGCCCGCGACGAAGAATGTGGTCGGGGTCATGCGATCACTGCCAGGCCGACGATGAGCTCGGCGATCGCGACGACGGCGAGCACGGTCGCGATGATGATGAGCCGCGGTGCCCGCTGGTCGGTGGAGTACTCGAGCGGCGTGTGGGCCGCGACTGCGCGACGGGCGCGAATCGGGCGGCGACGAAGCGACTTCGGGGCGCGCAAAAGAGGACGGTTCAACGGATGCTCCTGTGAGAGGTGTGGTTGAGGCGGGGCCGCCGGGGATGCCATCGGCGACGGTCGCCGGCATCAGAGAGGGGGCAGGCACCCCCGGCGGAAAATCAGGGGTGAGCGCGGTCGATCGCGTCGAGCTCCGCGTCGATGCGGGCGTACTCGGCGTCCTGCTCGGCGGTGCCGACCCAGACGTCGCGAGAGAACGCTCCGCAGGTCCAGAAGAGGATGAGGGCCAGGATGGCTGCGGCGGCGGTCAGCTCCCAGGAGCGGACGCCCTGGAAGAACGCGGCCATGAGGGCGAGGAAGAGGATCAGCGACAGCCAGCGGAGGAAGCTCACAGCGCCACCACCCGGTAGATGTCGTCGAACGGGCGCCGGACGTAAGGAGTGCCACAGGTCGCGCAGAGGAACACCGCTCGCTCGGTTCGGCGCTGGGCGAGTTTGAGGTGCCGGGCGCATACGAGGTAGGACGCGCCGCAGCAGCGGACGACGAGATTCGCGACGGCCGCGGCGTCGGCCCGGTTGCAAGGAGCCTCTTCCTCGTCATCGAGCAGCGCGGCGAGGTCCTCGACCTGGCCTGTGCTGGGGAGGGTGTCGATCGTCTTCATCGCGTCACCTCGACCCGCGCGGCGTTCATCGCGGCGTCGATCTCGCCGAGTTCGTATCGGACGAGGCGCCCGAGTCGGTGGAAAGGCAGCGTCTTGACAGCTCCGGTGCGGCGCCAGTCGCGCAGGGTGTCGACGGGGACCTTCAGGTGCTCAGACACCTCGTGCTCCGTCATCCACACCAGCGGCGCTTCCGCCGCGGGCAGGCGCCGGATGGGGATCACGGGCGCGGTGCTCACGATGCCACCGGTACGGGCTCGGCGGCTGCAACCTCGGCGACCACGATCACTTCGCCGACGGCCAGGCCGAAAGCGTTCGCGATGTTCACCACGCTGCGGAGGCTGGGCTCCTTGCCCTCCTTGATGCTGACCAGCGTTGCGCGGCTGATGCCGATCAGGCGGGCAAAAGCGTCGTCGCTGCGGATGCCGGCGGTGTCCTTGAGGCGGTCCAGCAGCCCTGGGCGTACCCGGATCGTTTGCGGCTGAGTCACCGCCTGCTCATCTGTCCGATTCATGGGTCAATCGTCCGATGCGTCGGACAATGTGTCAAGTGGGCTGACCAAGTGACTTGTGCGTGAGACGAATGTGTCTCATGATTGAGGCATGAACCCCAGCATGAAGTGGATCGACGATGTCCGCGGGACTGACTCTCTCCGCGAAGTTGCCCGCCGAGTCGGTATGAACCAGGGCACGCTGAACCGCCAGGTGAACCTCGATCAGCTCACTTACGAGACCGTGCGGGATGTCTCACGTGCGTACGGCCGCCCGGTGCTGGCCGACCTGGTGCACATGGGGCACCTTCACCCCACCGACCTCGGCACGAGCGCGATCGAGAACGCGCTGCGCGCGGCCACAGAGGAAGAGCTGGTCGTCGAACTCGGGCGCCGACTCGGGATCTCGGGCTCCGTCCTGTTCGATGCACCCATCAGCCAGGCAATGGAGATCGCCGAGAACGTCGTCGGTCTCGGTCGCTTCCGCACCGATGTCGGAACCGCCGACGAAGATGAACTCGCCGTTGCGCGACCGCGCGATCCGGACAGCGGGGAGGACACATGACGATCGACGCTTACCTCGAGCGCCTCGCAGCTCTCGCCGGCGTCCGCATCGAATACGCGCTGCTGCCACCGGACCGCGACGGGGAGTACCGCCACAAGCATCGGACCATCCGTCTCCGTCGCGGGATGAGCGCCCGCCTGCACCGCTCGGTCCTCGCCCACGAGCTCGCACACGCTGTCTTCGCCGACGAGCCGTCCCACTTCGGGCCCGTCCATTCGAAGCAGGAGCGCAGAGCGAACGAGTGGGCGGCGCTGCGCTTGATCCGACCGGAGGAATACCGCCGGGCGGAAGAGCTTCACGAAGGGCACGCGGGCGGGATGGCGACAGAGCTCGGCGTCGTTGTCAGCGTGGTCGAGGCTTACCGCGACGTTCTGCTTCGTGTCGAGCACGCCGTCTACGTGCGGCCGCGGATGGGCGCCGGCATGTTCGATCACCGCGAGGACGTGGCCTGATGCCGCGGCCGCCGCTGCTGATCGGCACGTGGGGGAAGATTCGGCGCGCGACCGTCAACGGCCAGCCGATGGCGTTCGCGAACTACCGGGACTCGTCGGGCCGCACCCGGCCGATGCAGCGCAACGGGCGCACGGAGGCGGAAGCCGAACGCAACCTCATCGCGGCGCTGAAATCGAAACTCGACGACGAGTCCACCGACCTGCTCGCGTCGTCGTCGACGGTCGCGGACCTGGCGGAGAAGTGGCTCGAAGAGCTGCGACTGCAGAAGACCCCGCAGGGCACCGTCGTGACGTACCGCTCGTCGATCAAGGCGAACATCGTCCCGGGTATCGGCGCGCTGCGACTCTCCGAGGCATCCGTGCCGCGCGTCGATCGTTTCTTGAAGAGCCTGCTCGACCGACCGTCGGCGGCGCGCACCGCGCGCGTCGTCCTCGCCGGCATGTTCAAGCTCGCCGTGCGCCACGGCGCGGTCGCGCGCAACCCGGTGCCGGACACCATGCCGATCGCGGCGACGAAGAAGCCGGTGAAGGCGAAGACGCTGGAACACATCCACGGGATGCGACAGCGGTTCGCCGAGTACGACCGAGCCCATACGTCCGAGCTGTGGGAGGCGTCCGGGATGCTCATGGCGACGGGATGCCGCATCGGTGAGAACCTCGCGTTGCGGTGGGACGTCGACGTGCACCTCGACACGGCCGTCGTCGAGATCAACGGGACGCTCATCACCGGGGAGGACGGCAAGCTCCACTGGCAGGAGCACCCGAAGTCCGAAGCGGGCGAACGCTCCCTGCGGCTGCCGGCGACCATGCTCGGGCTGCTGACGGAACGGCGCGTGCACGCGATGTACGAGCAGGTCTTCCCTTCATCGACCGGCACATGGCGGTGGCCCGCCAACACCCGACGCCAGTGGCGGGCCGCGCTCGAGGGCACGATCTACGCCGGGGCGACGCCGAAAGACTTCCGCCGCGCGGTCGCCACGCACCTCGACCGGCAGGTCGGCGTGACAGCCGCGGCGAAGCAACTCGGGCACGGAAACGAAGACGTGACGATCGAGTACTACATCGAACGCCAGCAGGAGATCGCCGACTTCGCAGAAGTCATCGACTCGCTCTTTCAATTCGCAGGATAAAGACCGGATCCGGCGAAGAGTCGGACTCCCCGTGAACGCAAAAAAGCCCCGGAATCGTGATGATTCCGGGGCTAATCGTTGTGCACCCCCTGGGACTTGAACCCAGAACCCACTGATTAAGAGTCAGTTGCTCTGCCGATTGAGCTAGAGGTGCGTTCTTTTCGGCCGAAGTTTCGCTCTCCGCGCCGAGGAATGACATTACCAGGC